GCTTACCCATGTACTTTGCCCACCATGTTGCATCGTCAATGCTGGCTTTCATGTCAGCATAGTAGGCATCGTCAAATCCGACGCCATAGTCATAGTTGAAGTTGCTGTGTCCGTTCTCATCCACCGCAGGAATCACCCGGAATCTATACTTCGGGTTGTCTGCATACTGGTTCTGGATGCGCCCCAGAGGGTCAAGCACGTTCCAACGTGTGCCGACCATCAGCTCCAATGCGCCCTGCTTTTTACGGTCTTTCAGCTGGTTCAGGTAGGCATCGTACTTGTTGTTTAGACGCTCAACATTCAGGCTTTCCTCCAAGTCCTCAATCAAGTCATCGCTGTACAGAACGCCGCCCTCGCCGATTTCAACAGCGCCAGTCAGCGTACCGCCAATAGAGCGACAAGTCAGGGTGGGGAAGCGTTTCTTTCGATTCAGGTCAACGCTTTCGTCCTTTGCGCTTTTGTCCACAAGCTGAACGTCAGGGAAGATTTTGCCCCAGTTGTAGGTAACAGGGTCGGTGATAATAGACAGCACTTCTCCGTAGAAGCCGTTGGTCAGCTTGTCAGAATGTCCACTCATGACCGATGCAACATCCGGGCGGTTGCCCATAAGCCATGTGATGAAGAAAATGCACAGCGTACTTTTGCCCACGCGAGCCGGAAGACTGACCCCCAAGAAATCTATCCGCTTATAGAACAAGTCCTCTAGGTCGTCTGCCAGCACTTTCAACACTCTGCGTCTAGGCTGATAGAACTTCTTCTCCGGCGCACGATTCCATTCAAGGTAGATGCAATAGCTGTCGAACACATCTTTTGCTTCAAACAGGTACGTCCGGCTGATAATATCATAGACCTTCGCCACATCCTCGCCTGTTTTCATCTTGCCCATCATGGCTGCACAGACAGAGCGCAGCTCACCAGAGTATTTGTAGGCATCGAACCGTTTGTCTTGCGGCAGAGCGTCTCTCAGGTTCACAACCGCCTGAAACCAGTCCTCATAGACCTGTGCTTCTGTCTGATTCTGCTTTGCATACGCTTTGATGCTGTCGATGATTGCAATGCACTGTTTTGGTTGCATAAAAAAATAGGCACCCCCTACCTGAAAACGTAAAGAGTGCCTACAACTGCACAAAAATTGAATATTCGGTTTTATAACGGAGAACCGGTTTCGGAAGGCCACCAATATATTTCTCGAATTTTTTCCATCAGCCTTACCAAGAATAAAGGTTCATACCATCTTATCGGACGAATACCGGGGTGTTCGTCATCCCCTAATGTAATATATCCGCTCTCGTAAAGGTGCATGGCAAAAATAATTCCGTCTTTGTCGTGCGAAATAGAAATAGCGTGCCGTAGCCACTTATCTTTTTCCATGACATATCTTAATTTTGAAATAGAATAGTATCCATCTTTTAAATCCGGCTTCTCTTTAATGAGAGCATCCATCATTTTTTCCGCAAAGCCTTTGGTGCCAAATACTTGATAACGATAAAGCAGTTTTCTCATAAGCCATCCTTTCACCTGTTCTGTTCAGCAATCCGATACCATGTCTGGCGGGTCACGCCAAGCCGTTTTGCAGCGTCGGTGACGGTCAGCAGACGCTTTTCCACCTGTTCGTGCAGAACGTCAAAGAGGTTGCGGTCATATTCCGTGGGCTTGCGACCTTCCCTGTAATCGGGGCGCTGGCTGGCAATCTTCTTGCCCTCTCTGGTGCGCTCAACAATCATGTCACGCTCAAACTCAGCGAATGCAAGCATCACCGTGCGAATAACCTTGCCGGTGGGAGAATTGTTCATAACCCCCATGTTCAGGATGTTCACCGAAACACCCTTATCAATGAACTGGTCTATCAGTTCAAGACCATTCTTGGCAGAACGAGCAATACGGTCAAGCTTCGCCACGATCAGCGTGTCTCCCGGCTGAATTTCAGCCATCAGCTTGTCAAGTTCAGGTCGATGCAGCTTCGTTCCGGTGTAAACATCCGAAAAGATTTTCTGTGCGCCGTTGGCTTTCAAAAGTTCAGACTGGGCTTCAAGGCTGTTGCCGTCAATCGCCTGTCCAGCGGAACTGACACGAGCGTAACCGTAGATCATTCAGAATCACCGTCCTTTACTCTATGTCTATACCTTCGCAATTTTTGAACTGTGCGTCACGAGGAACAACTACAATTTTATAGCCCATCATATTCAGCATTTCGTTTAGCTTATTAACGCTAATATTTTTTTGAGAAAGACGTTCGCTTAAAGTTGGCTGTTTAATTTTAAGCCTGCTGCAAAGCTCTGCTTGCTTTATGTCCTCTTTTCTCATAACTTCTTTTACCGCTTCTCCTGCTTTCATTTTTGCACCCTCTCTTTCTTGATGCTATTATATCAGATGAACCCTATAAAGTCAAGACATTTCTGATATTTCCACAAATAACAAATAAGAAAAGCCAGTGGTTAGAGAACATCTAGCCGCTGGCTTTTTGTGTTATGCGTTAATCTTGAATAGCAACCACTTCATAAGAGCTATAACCAGTAAATCCACTCAATGGATAAAGCTCAAACGATGCTGTTTGGCCCGAAGCAAGGCTGTCCATGATGTAAGTATACTCACCGCCAACAGGAACTTCATTGCCTTCGGTGTCTTTCATTTTGTAAAGAACAATGACCTTGACTGCATTGCTTGTAAACTGGCTATTGTTTGTAACCTGTCCAGTGAATCGCAAATCATAGCCGGAACCACGTTTGGAAACATTTGTAACAGCAAGTTCGCCAGCACGAACAATCTGATTGGCAGGGCTTGCTTCGTGAACGTTCCAATTCTCTGCGCTTGTCGTATACTCAATTCTTGTCGGCTTAACACCATCGGAATCAAAAGCGATATAATCGCCATACCAATAAGAATCACCCTCGCCAACCCAGTCCAGCGTTTCAGAATCGGTCTTTAAGACGGAGCCATCTTCGCCGTATACCGTGACATTCAGCGAAACAAAATCAACTGCCCAATCGGTGTTGGGATTTTCAACCAGAACTGCGTAAAACACATAGTATCTCGTTTTGCCGTATTCGTACTTGGTTTCAAGATGGCTATGGGATTCTTTGATCGTTATGGGTTGCACCTGTGTTGCATTGGTCTCTTCCAGCTCAATAGGAGCAGACCATTCATCGGGTTTCGCTGTTGCCATTGCGCTAATAGGCATGGCAAGCATCATAGCCGCTGCTAGAGCCGCCGCAATGATTCTCTTTCTCATTTTTGATTCTTCCTTTCTTTGGCTAAAATTTTATATAACGCTTGAAATACCATGTGCCATAAGATACACACCAAAAACCAAAAAAGCGGCGCCGATAATAACGCCCCATATTGAAGCGGCAATCTTTTCGTTCTTTTCTCTCTTTTCTTTGTTCTTGTCATTCTTTTGGTCCATTACAGATTCCTCCCTTTCAAGGCTTGTAAGGCAAGTATAACACAGAAGCCAGACCCTTTGTAGGGGTCTTTTTGTTTTTGCGGGAAATTTTTGGATTGTGCATAGAGAGCAAGATTAAAACTTGTGCAAATCACTTCACTTTCTTCATCGGTCTGCCATTAGGAAGCTGCGGTGACTTGATGGCCTGTTCCCATGTCATTCCCTTCTTCTTCACTCTATAAGTAACGGTAGGGACAAGCAGCCCGTATTGTTCACACCATTCTGACAAAAATTTTGTTTCTCCATCCATCGTAATTGTCATGCCGTGTTTTTTGTAAAACTCGGGTCTGTTGAACTCGCTTCGTGGACGCTGATTCGTCATCTGTTCTTTCATTGTCGCCCATCGACAGTTTTCGGGACAGTAATTGCCGTCATTGTTAATTCGGTCAATGCTTAACTCGTCACTATATCCATGAGATAATGCCCAATCTTGAAATGCCTTGTAATCGTCAATCCATTCATCGCAAATAGAAATCCCTCTTGCACCATAATATTTATAAGCAATCGACTTGGGATTATAGCATCTCTGGTGCATACCATACCAAATATTAGCGATTCGATGATTTACGCATCCGTATATTTTTGATTCCATCTTTCTTGCAACGCAATTAACGCCGCAAGACTTTGCCGTACCACCTGACAGCTCTACTGCTCGAACATTTTTGATGTTCCCGCAGTCGCACTTACAAGGGAATGCGCGGTTTTTCTTGTTATATGCGCCTATAATTTCAAGATGCCCAAATCTGCGACCAATCCAATCTTTGGAATCATATTTTCCATAATTAAAATTGCAAGGGCATTTTTCGGCAATGCCATCAACCACTTTCTTTCCAGAGCGTTGCGACTTCTTGTGGCATCTAGTGCATTCGCAAAGCCAGCCATTGCCGCCCAATGTTTCAAGCACTTTCCAAGTGCCAAACACCTGCCCAACATACTTTTCGTCATGGTATGGATACAGGCGAGAATATGTTTTTTGAGCATCGGCTTCTTTTTGTTTTTTTCGGATTTTTTCACGTTCTTCTCTTTCCGCTGCATTTTTTGCAAGTCTTACCGCCTTGCGTTCTTCTCTCATGCAAGCGCAATGCCCGGAGTTTCTTCCAGCAACATAATCCTTGCCGTTCCGGGTTGTTCTGATTGCTCCACAATGAACGCATTTCAACGTCCATATCTGTTTTGCCCCGTTCCTCATATCATCTGCGGGCTGAACATCAATAACTTCAAAATCTCCATACACTTTTCCGATTCGCTCTTTATAGAAGCCATCGCACCATTTTTCAAGAGACCATTCAGATTTGTCCATACAATCCTCCTTGTATCGTTATTTTCTTGTTCTATTATACTACTTTTTTAGTGGAAGTACAATGTTTATTACACTATATGTGGGGTTTCTTTTATGTGGCAAGGATGGATGAAATATTCACCCACCCAACCCCCGGCTCTCCCTGTATACCCCGCCGGTCAACTCCTGCCAGCCCCAGCGCACCCGGAACGGCTACACATCACAGGCAGCAGCGCAGGCCACACCAAATGCAAGCGCAGACCATGCAAGACACGCTGCACCGGTCTGCACTCGATACCAGACCGCCCACGCCGGACAGATCGTGCCGGTGGCGAAACGCTGGAGGGCGTGGAGCGTGTCCGAAACTGAGCAGATTTGGACAGCACAATTTTTCCATTTTGTGCCAGAAAAATAAATCAGAAAAATCTTATATTTTCGTCCAAAAGGTATTGACATATAAGATATATCTGATATAATAGAATCAAGATAAGACATATCTGATAAACCACATCACGAAACATCAAAACAGGAGGACAAAAGCCATGAAAAAGACCATCGATTATACCGCACTTGCTGATACCATCCGCGCCGAACTCAACGCCCGCCACGACCGCAGCGCATGGGATAAGGCCGTCACGCTGTACGCTCTCGACCTGTTGGACGATGTGCAGGAGGGCGCGGACAATATGGAGCGCTTGCCCCTTGACGGTGCAGAGCTTGAGCGGTGGGCGCTCAACGGTGCAAGCTGCTGGGAGCAGTACAGCAACGGCGGTTGCTCCATCTGCTATAACGCCGATATTGCAGCCCGTGTTTGCACTCCCTCCGAACTCAAGCGCACCGACGGCGACATGAACGCCCCCAACAGCCGCGAAACGTGGCTTGACGTGCAAGCCCGCGCACTGTATCAGGCTTGCAACCGTATCCGCAAAATTTGCCGCACCAACGGCCTGTATTATAAGGAGGTGTAACGGCATGATGATTACTCTTGACTTTTCCCAGTGGGCTGCCCTCTGGTACGTGGGCGGCATGATTTCCGGGGCATTGGTTATGATTGCATTTCTCAACAGCTAAGGAGGGCTAAAAAATGACGTTGTTCGAAGAAAAGGTGAACGAATACCGCGAAAACAAGCGGCTTTTGGAAGAGCTGGAAGCAATGAACGAGTCAATCAAGGCAGATATTATCTGCATGATGCAGGGCGCACCAGAAATGGCGCAGGGCACAGCAAAGGCTATCTATAAGGACGTTCAGAGCGTCCGACTTGATAGCAAGCTACTCAAGACGCTGCACCCGGATATATACGCAGAGTGCAGCAGCAAAACCACGTACAAGCGTTTCAGCGTGGTATAAGGGAGGTTATAACATGTTGTTTGAATTTAGAACAAAAACGACAGAGGACGGCTGCAAGTACTTGTGGATTGATACTTGTGCAAAAACTTTCCGTTTAATGCACCTTGATTTTGTGTCACTCGATGTGCCGCAAGTACGCGCCTCCGATATCGACACAATTCGCAGCAATTGCCTGCGCAATGGATACAAGGAGGCCTTAAAGTGATTTTTTCTTGCATCCTGTTTTTCTTCTGGTTTTTTTCGGCGCTGTTTAAGGCGTCCAAATAATACCAATCGGACACTTTAGCGGGGCTGCACCGTAAAGCAACCCTGCCCCAGCCCAAAAAGGCAAAAACTTTCTGCAAGATCTGGATAATGGGTTTGTAACGTGATAAAATAGAAGCTAAAAGGGGGATTCCGACATGATGAACGTAAAAGCCCTAAGTATCAAAGAGCTACTATACGCAAATTATAGGTATAAAAATTGCGACAGAGATTGTGACAGCTGCCCTTGTCACAACGAAAACTACAGATGCAGTCAAGTGTATGATCAGATCAAAAAAGAATTAGCCGAAAGGGACAGCTAAAAGCTATAAGATCTAATTCACTTGCAACAATCACACCCCGCCAACGTGGCGGGGCTTTTCTTTTGCCTTGCATCGACTGATGCAAGGCTTTTATTTTTGCCCGGCGGCGCGTAAGCCACACACAAGCGTTTACAGCGGCCTTTTTGCCGCCCATGCAATTATACCGCAACAACGCAAAAAGCGTTTACAGAGCTTTACAGTGGTGTTTCCGTTGATTTTATCCATTCCAGCGCACACAATACAACAACCACACAAACCGCCTATACACCACCTGCGCCACGCCGAATGGCATACCGTCAAGCGCAGCACCTTCACCAATACCCAGATATCACCGCCATACCGGACGCTGTCCAGGTCAGCACAGCCGCTTATTATAATAAGGTATATAATGGTGCAGCGGCGCGCCCTTGTTATAGATCCATGCCAGACAGTGCAACACATCGCAAACCATGCCAGCCCGGCGATGTGCCGATACTTCCCACGCCTGGCGGCTGGAGTCCTGGCGTGGGTTAGCCTGGCATTATGTTTTTTCCTGGCACGGCGGCGCGGAACCCTTGACGGCTACCGCCGCATCTCTTTTCGGGCTTTCGCCCGATAGCCAATAGAGGTCAGCAATAATCGCAGCGTTCCGGCTGGAATAGTCGCAACAGCTTCTGGAATAGTCGTAGCCGATAGTCGTAGTTTATCCCGGAGGATAGTCGTGGAATAGTCGTAAAGTCGTCAGACGGCCAGTGTTTGAAAGTCCTATATATAGTATAGTAACGAGCTGTCCGCTGATAGTCGCAGAGTAATAGTCGCATCATTTTCTTGCGAATTATCGTCAAATAATCGTGTATTTTTTGTGTGAAATAGTCGTTTGCCTTTTAGAGAAAAGGAGATGCGATAGTCGCTAAGCCATCAGACCACCAAAAAATCAATATGTGTCTTGACACCTATCAATTTTATTCTCCATCACATTACCTCAAAATCTTTATCCATCGTACTTATTATAATAGTCGCAGATAATTACTCAATCTTTTTAACTATTATTCCACAGTAATAGTCGTATCATCCGATTCGGTTCGTTCTTCTCCAATTTAATTACCATTAGTCGTTCGTTAAGTACCTCAATATTTTTAACTATGCAATAAGGTCGTCAGTCTGGTCAGTTGCTTTTGTCTTGCAATCAGTTCTCGCAGTACAGCAATGCAACATTTATACATATCGAAGTGACTACAAAATGAAGTCAATTCTCCATGTGAAATAGTCGTAGGTCATCCACCAGTCCGAACCTCACGCTAGTTCTCGCCTACGGTCTGCTCTGCTGGCTAACGGTGTAGCTTTGGAGATAAAGGGTTGTAGGGGGAAAGAACCTTTACAGGCGATTAAACTCTGGTTCACTGTACTGTTGCTTCTCTCGCTCTCTGTCAATCCACATATCAGCAAAGGCCTTCCAGTTTGTTATAGGCTTTCCGGTCTTGGTCATCCAACCTGTTCCCTCATAGTAGTTCATGAACCTGCTGGCAAGCCTATTCTCACATCCAGCATCCAAAAAATACTCGCTCACATCCTCGAAGTCCGGCGTGCTTGCGTTTCCATCGGGCGGGTCGCCCGCTTTCTTAATAACTTTTTTTCTTTTCTTTTCTTCTATATTAAGGAGGTGAACGATTGTTCCCCTCACAGGTGAAGCATCGTTCCCCTCAGAGGTGAATGATTGTTCACCTCCCTTTTCGCTCTTTGAAGATTCTTCCGGCACTTTGACGTATATCTTATCGGGCTTGTTCTTCCCTTCACGCTTGCGCTCGATCAACCCGGCTTTTTCTAGCTCTTTCAAAGACTTCTTGACCCATCGTTCCGTGAATCCAGTATCGGCAGCAAGGTCTTTGATGGGATACACGATGTATACTCGCCCTAGTTGGTCAGCAAACTTTCCGCTTCTGCTTTCCCTCTGTGACGACCTTGCACGATTGAACAGGTAAATGTAAACAATTTTCTCTGTTGGGCTAACGCCAATAGTCGAGAGGAATCGAGGGTAAACCATGTACCCATTGACCTTTGTATCGGCTGTCATGTACTGCATTTTTTTCTCCTACAATAGTCGTAGACCTCTACAATGCGCTCACGGCCCCGCAGAGCCATTCCAGAGCCGTTTTCTGTGTTCAGTCGATAAGTTTGCCGTCCAAAGTATAAAACGCCTCAGAATGGCTCATTTTAGGTCTTTCCAGCAAAAACAAAAGGCCGTCATTGCTGACAGCCTCTCGTTTTTATTTCAGCCAGTCGTTTTTCAACGCACAGAAGCCAAATACCGATGCTGCTGTGAGAATAATCCAAATCACCCAGAAGATGACTACCCAGCCATCCGCACCAGACATCAGGTTTTCTCGCGTCTGGTCGATGTCTGTGCCATCGTAGAACGTGGCATCCTGAATGGTGTGCCCAGTGAGCATGGCGTACATCGTGCCCGTGTACTCCACTGGCCGGATGTAGTATTCAAAGCGGACGCTACTACCCTTATATTTTGTGGTCAGGTACTTGCTACCGGGCATATTTATTTTTTTGTAGTCAAAATCCTTGCCCAGAAAATGCACCATCTGAGAATGCCATGTGTTAGAGCCAGCATAATCCCATGAGTAGTAGATTTCTGTGGTAGTATAGGTGTGGCCCTTCCCATCGGTGTGCGTTACTACGCGGGTGTGCATATTGTAGTGCTGTTCTTCGCGGTAGATGTACATATATGGCCCGCCGATCTCATCCTCTGATACCGTGTCCACGGCAGACAGAGTGCCGTAGCAGAAAGCCCGTCCAACGTCTGTCCGAAGCCCGTAGCCAAACCGATCTTTAGAAGAAATATCTATCGCAGTGGAGTACTCCTGTTTGCACTCCATTGCCGCCTGTTTGATGTGGCCGGAAATGACCGTACCCAGAATCAGCATCACCAGCACGATAACGGCACTTGCCAGAATCTCCCGGAACGTGATCTCGATCCCGTTAATCTTCAAAGAGGTTTCCGACATCCGGAGCATCCTCTGATACCTCGAACGATAAGAGTTCATAATTCTGTACCTCATACCCGGTCAAACTCAAAAACGTGCTGTTGGGGAAACGCCGGACGTACTGCCGATAACTCTTGACAGTGCGATTATAGTCGGAGCGGTAATTGGCAATCAGATTTTCGGTGACCGCCAACTCGTTCATCAGTTCCCGGTAGTTATCGGCGGATTGCAGTTCTGGGTAAGCCTCTGCCACGGCTGCAATCTGGGTGGTGATCTCAGAGACGGCGGCATCAGAACTGCTGCCCCGCACCGCGATAATGGCCATAAGGGTATCGTATTCGTGCTTATCGTATGCCTTAACCATTTCAACCAGATTCGGGATAAGGTCAAAGCGGCGTTTCTCCTGCACCTGAATGTCAGACTGCGCAGCGGCCACCTGTTCCTCGTAGGAAATGGCGGTATTCTTCGCGCCCTGCACGATAAACAGACCTGTGCCAAGCGTCAAAATTACGATTAAGAAAATTACAACAGCCACTTTCCAAAATGTATCTTTCATCTTTTCTCCTTTCAATCCATCCAAGTATACTCTTGAAACCGTTGAATCTGCTTGTTAAACGTGATGGGAAGGTCGCCTATCTCGCCTTCCTTGTTCTTGCTCAGCCGGAATAGGTACTTGTCGGGGTTATCGCCGGACAGAAGGATGATTGCATCTGCGTCCTGTTCAATCTGTCCGCTCTCTCGCAAGTCGGAGTTAGTAGGCGTTGCTCCGGGCTTGGATGGGTTTCGATTAAGCTGTGCCAGTGCCACCACAACAATGCCTGTGGTCTGTGCCAGTTCGTGCAGGGCAATGGATATAGCTGTAATGGCGGCATATCTGTCCTTTGCGCCTGTTTCGTGGATAAGTTGAAGATAGTCTACGAAGATGACCTGAGCCTTTTTACGGAGAGCCTGAGCCTTCATCCACGCCACGTTCTTTCCGGCAGCGGAGCGGATATATAGGGGAATCTTCATGTTCTTTGCCTGTCCGTCAATCTCATTCAAGCTGACCGCCTTATTTTTCACCGTGTCCAGAGGGCAGTATATTTGATTGGCCATCAGACGTGCTCCTAGCTTGCGTTTGCTGGTTTCTAAGCTGAAGTAGTACACGGTGTAGTCCTGCTTTGCCATGCTTGCTGCTATTTGCAGAGACAGGGCTGTCTTGCCAGCAGACGGTCTGCCGCCGATGATGATGAAATCGCCCGGTGAGATGTGCAGCGCTTCATCCAGACGCTCTAGGCCTGTCTTGATATACACAGGCTTTTCGTCCATGTGAAGCACATAGTCGTTCAGCACATCCTCGTATGTCCACGCATCTTCTTCCTCAGCTTTCAGGCTCATTGCTTCGCCCATCTGCTGGTAAATGTCTGATAGATCAGAATAGTCGGTAAGCTCGCTGGCCATCTGGAATGCCAGACCTTGCACACGAGTGAGTGCAGCTTGTTCTCTGATAAGCTGTACCCAACGCTGCATCTGCTCCCTGTCAATTCGCACACACTCTGATTCACAGGTTTGTACACACGCCAAGAGCGTCTGCGCTACGTCTGGATGCTGCGTGTTTATTTCGACTATATCTATCTTACCCCTAACCGTCCAATAGCCCTGAACAGCTGCAAAAGCGTCTCTCAGCTCAGGTCTGAACAAGTCAAGTTCAAGGTCTGGTATGATTTCATCCACAACGCCCGGATTGCAGAGCATAAGCGCACCGATAAATACCGTTTGAACGTCCATTGTCATAGTCTAGGAAACTCCATCTCCGTACTTTGCTCGTACTGGTCATCCTGTTTCAATGCGTAAATGTCCTGCCACCCGGCATAGATGCTCTGGTCGAGAATGGCTTTCCAATCATGCCGATCAAACTTTTCCAGCTTGTTGCAGAGCATCTGTTTCGCCCGGTCTGTCATAGGCTTTTTGATTCTTGTACGCATCTGTGCGAACTCTCGCAGGGATTCCAACAGGGCTTTATCGCCATGAGCAAAGTCGGAGAAGATGTCAGGTTTCTTCTTGACTGCACTTTCCGGCAAGGTCTTTACGTTCATCTGACTGTCAGTTGATATAATGAGTTCATCGTCATCTGACTTTGAACTCATAGATGAGCTGACCTTCATCTCATTTATGACATGAGGATGAACCGGCTTTCGTGTAGACCATCCTTTTGACGCAATATCGCTTCTTTTCCACTCTTCATCGAGCAGATGCTTAATCAAAATGAAACAAGATTCTGCCTTTTTTGAGTTCAAAGTTGCGTCTTTTTCTTCAAAAACGTATGCACAGATTGCATCGTAGAGTTCCAACTTCTCTTTACTTTTGAGTGTGGAGATGGCTTCAAAGTAGTATCGTTGGAATGTAAAGCTGTCTCGTTTTTTGTCCATGCTCAATCCTCTTTGTAGCGTTTGTTCCACGCTTCGATGGCTTTTTCCTTGCCAAATGTTACAGAAGTGCTCACCCCGCATTTTCCGCAGACTACCCAATTAGCCATGTTAATGTCAAGTGGATGAAGCACTTTTACAGTCGGCGGTTCCGCACCGCAGAACGGACATCTCTTGAGTTCTGTCACTTTCTAAATCCCTCTCTTGTTCTCGTGATTCGCTTATGTGCCTTGACAGGCCTTGTGCCTTTGCCGTACGCTGGGCGGATATGCTTCGCCTTAATGTATCCACAAGGTGGCTTCGGCCCGAAGTCAAAAAGGCTCAAGTCCATAATAATGATGCCAAACTTCTTGTTCGTCATGCTTACTGCTCCTTACGCATACCATTTTGGCGCTTCATTGAAGATTTCCACGCCTTTCGCAAAGCCCAGCTTTTCTAAGGTTTCACACATGATGCCGTCCATCATGCTGTGAACAATTTCTTCATCATCGCCGTACTTTTGGTATGCTTCTTGCATTTCTGTCGTGAATGCGTCAATCATATCTTGCGTAACAACGATATTGTTTTCCATAAGCCCTCCTATACCATCGGAAACGTCATTCAATGCGCCACAGGACGCTGAATGTTCGGGTCAATAGTCGGCGCTACATCAATAGCACACAGCACTTCATCGTAGGCAAAACCCTCTACAGAATCAGAGAACGAGCTTCCTTTGTTGGATTCATTCTTCCACCTTTCAATCTTCTGGCGCAGTGCATCAGCATCGATTAATCTCATATTAGTCCTCCTTTGGCTCTTTTGGCGCATACGTCCAGTGAGTCACAACATACCAGTCGTTGTGTTCTAGTGGGTCATTGAATTCATCTCGCCACGCCTTTTTACCGAATGCTGGCGCATAAAATCCAAGTCTCATGTATCGCTCATAGTCATTTTCGTTTTGGTAGATATGTTTTACCATCAGAATCAGCATCGGAGCATCTGACGGCGGCAATTCATCTCGCACAGAATGCCATGCATACTTGTCCATATACATCACCTCATACCATCGGAAACGCCATCCAATGCGTCACAGTCACACCTTCCGGCAGTCTCTCGCCTATCTCGTCCCAGAACTGACCGTCTGCGTAACAGCCAAGAAAGTATGCTGTCGGCGAGAATCCATGCAACATTTTTCCATCCTTATCACGCCACGTTGTCTTAGTCGCGAGCAACAAAGGCTGCGCCCGCTCTCGTGGCCGTTCGATTGCTGGATGCCAAAGTGTGTTAGCCATGCGCGTTCTCCATTTTCGCTCCACAGTTCGGGCAGTAGTTCCAACGTGTGTGATGATTTTTTGTGTGGCATCTGCTACACTCGAACCTTGTGAACGTATCGTCCTGTACAATCCATTCAGCGGTACGCTCTAAGGCTGTCGGAGCATCTTCCACAATGTCAATGGCATCGCCAATGCCGCAAGCACGGCATCTAACTCCATTGTAGTTCTCGCAGCCATCGCAATATGCTTTCTGGATTCTTTCAATAAGTGCGTTTCGTTCAAGATATTCTGGATAATTAGCCATTGTCTTTTACCTCGATTGTTGGTGCAGTGTCGATGTAATCAAGCACATCATCTAGCGCATATCCCATGTAGGCGTACTCAACAGTAAACTCTTGCTCTAATTCCTGCATCCATTCTTCAATGCGTTTCCGTAGTGCATTGGCATCAATCGGTCTGGCTCTCATTGCTCGTCCTTTCTTCAAATCGTGTTATTCAAACTTAACCGTAAACGCTAAATATGATTGCAAACCCAACAAGAAAGAAAAGAACATTGACTGCTACAACCGCAATGGCTTTCAAGGTTATGTTGTCTATGTATTTTTCCGAAGTTCTAAGAACTATATATTTTTCGAGCAAATAAATCGGAAAAACGAACACAAAACCAATCATTGTCGTCAAAACAAAACCGAGTACAATTTCAAGCAAAGACATTTTTCTTTCTCCTTTCAATCTCCGTGCAAACCGCCTTGTAGAACGCATCCCACGTCTCATAGTCGCAGGAATCGCCAAAGTCAAATCCTGTCCGCTTGCGCTCTGCAATGTCACGTTCAAAGCAATCCAACGTCTTGTCGGTCAGCTCCGGCAGAAGCGAGATGATGTATCTGCAAACAAGACTAGGCATATATGACCGTCTGCCCAAGCAATAGCGGACAGCGCAGTTGCAGACCGCTCCGAAGTCGTCATTGGTTGGGTCTACCATGCCTTTTGGCACATCCGACTTCAAATCGTTCACGCTGCATTGAAGGGCTTCTGCGAATTTTGCCAGCCGCGTTTCCTTCTTTACGCCACGCTTTTGCTTTTCAACGGCACTGACGTACGCACTGGTTGTTCCAATCATCCTCGCAACATCTTTCTGCGTGATGCCAAGTTCAATCCTGCGCTTCTTGATTTTCTCCCCTGTTGTCATCTTTCTTCTCCCAGTCTTTGCACACATAGTCTGGTTCTGCAAAATAAGTCTTGCACTCAGACATACCATTGCAGCAGACCCACGAAAAGCTGTCATACCATTTACAGTTTGAGCAGGACTTGTCCACAGTTTGGCATAAAAGTTTCCCTTTGCTGTCCAGTAGAATGCCATTGCTCAGCCTGATTACATTACTTCCGCTCATCTTTCTTCTCCCATTCTTTGCATCCGCGTTCATCCCACACGAAGTCTGCAACGTGTTCTGACTGGTCGTTCACACACACGTCCTCTGGCTCTGCGTACTATTTACAAGAGCCGCAGGATGGCTCAGATTTGTTCTTGCAGGATTCTGCTGTGCATCGGATAGCTTTGCCAGCGGAGAACTGTTTGATGCCCATGCAAGAGCAATGTTCGGTGGTACAGTAGAAGTTCTCATTCCTCTATCTCCTTCCATCCGATAAACTCACATAAACCAACAGTGTTGTTGGCGCAACGATGAATGAGGACTTTATCGCTTATTTTGAATTTTGCGATAAACCCAATTTTACTTTTTTCCATTTCGTTTTCAAACATCCAATCAACAATGTCTTTGTCGATTCTGACATCGCTTTCGTCCGCCATGGTCGCAAAGCACTGTTTGCACCTGTAAAGAGCGCACTTTTTCATTATATCTGCCCTCTATTTCTCCTTCTGTTGGCGTTGAACCGCCCGATCACTCGCTTATACTCCGCATAGCACTCCGGGCACAGGTCGCCTGTGTCCCTGCGCCACGCCCAGTCCTTGAAATATTCGTCAGGGTTCATCATCCTGCAGCCCAGAACTGTTCCGCAGCGGTCGCATACTCGCTTGTGGTAGATTCCTCTGTCAGTCTGCATTACTTTTACCTCTCATTGACCCATAATGGCCATAATCTGAATGATAAGGCTACATACAGCTACAACCAGCGAAGGCAAGCACAACCCGAGAGCATAATTTGAATCGTAAAACACAGGTTCTCTTTTGCATATTCTGTAAATAGGGTAGCCAATCAGCCACCCGATGAAGAACAGGGTCGATGTAAACACAATGCCAACAATAATTATTAAAACAGCCATGTTACATTACGTCCTTAAACAGGATTTCTTTGTCTGCTTTCCAGTCTTTGATTTTGCACGGAATGCCCGTTCCGGGTACGGTCTTTTTCAGGCCGTCCATCTGCCAGACGTTCCACGAGATGGTAGCAGCCATGTTGCGAACCTTCCCAGCGTCAGGCTCTATGCCGAACAGCCACTTAAAGTTCTCTCGCCATGTCAGGAGCATATTTGCTCTTGCAAGTAACAGGCTGTCACCCTGCCACTCATATCCGTATGTAGTCGTCGCTGCGTCCTCTGCCACATCGTGCCATGTCCAGACATTCCAATCAAACCAGTTGTTTACACATTTCAGTTTGCGGTCAAATAGTCCTTTTCGCCTTGGCACTGGAATCTTTTTGCCTGTTACCGTGTCGTATCGGTTCACAAGGAATGGTGCTTCTCCGCAGGTGATTTCAAGGACTGTCGAATGGATGTACTTGATAGGCTCTTTCTTCATATCGGGCATCGCACCGTTTTCTTCGCCCATGTCTATCATCTTTTCGCAGACCAAAGAAGGAGTGAAAACCTCTGCTTTTGCTTTGGTTCTCTTCTTCTGCTCATCCAGACGCTTGAGAACTCGTGGCACTGGTGGGCACTTCTTGATTTGTTCTAACGTGATTTCATCCGAAAAGCCTGCACCCAGTTCAGGCGGTGGCTCTGTCGCCCAGATGATGTTTTTGCCGGTCGTACGGTCTTTCAGCAAGATAAACAGCGCCGCTGACAGAATCGGGTCGGAGAAGTCAACCAACCGTTGTTTCATTTTCCGTTACCTCTTTGAACTCCACGTCAATCCCCTTCGGCAAAGCTGTCTGGTACTTCTGGGCGAGCTGTTCTGCGCTCTGGGCATCGCCCAACGGCTGTTCAGGCGGCGCAACGGTAACTTCCACGTTGTCACGCATACCAAAGTAGTTCTTGGCTCGGAAAATCCACTCTGCCGGATTCTCCTGACCATACATACCGTTGTATGCCCACATGGACTGCATTTGCAGAATCAGTTTTAGGATGTACTTCTGCTGCAAACTGTCTTCACGGCGCTTGCCTGTCATAATCTGTCTCAGGCTAGGCCATTCGATGCCCAGCACCAGCGCAATCCATTCCACCACAGGGGAGATTCTGGCTTCAATGCAAGCGTCAAAGAAGAAGTCCAGGCGTTGCTGCACTTCAATGGGGTTATTCATGTCCACGCCCGGAAGGTCGCCAAAATACTTTGCGGCAATCATTCCAACAACCTTTTTGTCTTCTTCATCGCCGATTCTTGACTGCAAATCGCCTGTGTTCATCATCTTCGATTTCTCGATAGCCAACTCTTGCTGTTCTTTCACCTTTTTACTCACCTGTGAGCGGATAGATTTCCGCTTGTTAAGCATCTGTTGCTTCTTCTTCTCACGCTCTTTCTCACGCTTCGCAGCGGCTTCTTCTTTCGCCTTTTGCGCCCGCTTCTCACGCTTTTTCTTTTCAGCTTCGGTCAGCGGCGGTCTACCACGACCACGCTTCGGGGGTGTTGCCATGTGTCAGACCTCCTCAATTTGGTTTCCGAAAGCGTCCCATCCATCACGATGGTTTCTTGCAAATAGTTCAATCTTTTTAGCTGTTGGAAACATATCCTCTAACATTTTATAGGCGCATTGCGGTTTATGGCTGTGATATGTAGCGGGTTCTCGAAGTATCGTTGTGTATTTACCTCTCGTTTCTCTTCTTGGCATCAGCATTTTTCCGGGCTTGTAGAACCACAAAAGATATTCGTGTGAGAACCGAACCGTAAAAGCAGGAGCAACGCCGTTTTCTTTATCCCAAACCATTCTCGCATGGAGCTTGTAGCCACGCTTTGCCATTTGCCGTTCCGCTTCCATCAAAAACTTGTCAATGCACCACATAAACACATTGTTGCGGTCTGCTGTGTTTTCAAAGAAAACGTCTTGAATGGAAAAGCAATCATCAAGCGAAAGAGTTTGATAATCAAGTTCTTTTCCTTGATTTGGTCTGCATTTTCTGACGTTTCCTTTTTTCTGCGGCCACGGCGGGTCTGTGTAAATAATTTCGTACTTTTCGTTAAGTTCGTTCATTATTCATCCTCTTTAGGAATTCTAGGAATTGGCATCCAAAACTTGACCGGGTATCCGTCATCAAACCATTTTCCATCTTTGAACTTCATTTTGAGCAATCGTACATCGTCACTCCTCCATCTTTGCGCCACAGTTCGGGCAATAATCAAAATCCGATACACGTTCATACGGCGAGAGCTTGTATTCTGCTCTGCACTTGTCACACTCGATTGAGTTTCTTTCATGGTCATAAATCCATTTTGCTTGTCGTTCCTGTTCTCCTTTCAGCCAGTCGTTAAGTGCAGCCATACAAGAGGGGCAAAGGACAACGGTTTCATCTCTTATCGAGTAAATCCCTTTATCATCGCCAGCAAGGCACTTTACAATAGAATTGCTTTCAAATTGGTCAAGTTCGTCATCAAACGGTGTCATGTATTTCACATCGTTGGAAAGCGGAAACGCTTCACCGCACCTATCGCATACCATTGTCATTTTCACCACAACTCCCAACTAGCCTTGAGCTCTTTTCCGATTTCAACAGAAAGTTTCTTGATGATGATTCTTGCGTGTTCATACTGAGCTTTTACGCCGTATGAATAATCTGTGACAACCTTCTTCGGGCTTTCATTGCTTCTCATTTTCTTTCTAAGGTTTTCTTCGTTCTCCATAAGAAGTTCGCTTTGGTACAGCCCCAGAAGCCTTACCAATTCTTGTTTTTCAGGCAGTTGCATTTTCTTTCTCCAATCTCTTTAGCAGCCCATCCACGTCATACCGCCAATGGACACGCAACCTTTTTGCTTTGACCTCTATCCCCTCTCGCTCTGCCCACTGCCAAGGGATACTTTTGCGGCTCTCGTTGTAACGGAACGCCAGAACTTTGCTGGCAGGGATTGCAAAGGTGCGGTTGACCGCCCGGTAATTGACTATCACATGGGCGGTCTGACCGCTGTACCCCATTGCATCCACCATGTCTGTGATGTGCTTTTCCTTGCGGTATTTGCACTTTGCCTTGTCGTACTTTCCGAACACCTTTTCCAGAGGGATAGAGGGCGTTTCAATGGTTTTCAGTTCAAACAGGTGGTTCATCGGGTAACGGTACACAAGGAAGTCGCAGATGTTGTCGATGGAAAAGGACAGGTTCTCGTTGCCACCGTAGTAGGTTGCAGCACTGTCCTTCAGCCGATAGCACCACGCATCGGACGGGACGGATGCCTTGAAGTCTGCTTCAAACTGCTTGCCAGTGTTCATGATTCAAAATCCGGAAAGCCGGGAAGATACATCCAATGCGTAACCGTGTCGTCGGCTAATTGGTATGTCCTATTCCATTCCTTTGTTTTGCTGTCAAGCCATCCGATGTCTCTAAAGCATTCTCCGCTAGGTCTTACAACCAAAATCAAGAGAGGTTCATCGTATTCCGGCCTTTCGTCCTCAACTCTTATCCACGCCTCCGCTCCAAACGCTTCCTCAGGAAAAAATTTCGCCAAATTGCTATCGCACGTCTTTACAGAAACACGACGTACATTCTCAAAAATTTTGTCCGAACCAACAGGAAGCACAACTTCAAGCGTGTTTTCCTCAAGATTGTTTGCTTTACAAATCATCCTCGTTCACCTCTAAATTCGCTTCCGAGAAATCGTTTCTTGCCACGCTCCCGGTGCTTGTCCTCGTAGTCACGGTGGTACACGCTCTGGCTGTGGTTCAGCTCATACACGAACGCTTTTCGCTCCTCGAAGTTCTTCTTCTCTGCCTTGTACTTCTCGCAAGTGTCGTGGCAAGCTGTGCAGCGTGATGTACAGTTGAGACAACAGGTAATCATTCTTCGCCGAATCTCCTTTTTGTAACGGCAATGCAGAAGCTATCAACTTCGCTCGCCCATCGTGCCGTACCGTTTCCATAAGTCTTTTGCCAAACAAGCGGAAAGCCGCCTATACCATCGAACAGACTGCCTAGCGTGGAATTTTCGCTCAGATAAGGCTTCATCTTCTGTGCAATCCAGAACCACTGAGGAAGTGCAATGGAATTTCCAAGCGCTTTATAGCGCGGACTGTCCGTCGGCTTGTGCTTCTTACCCTTTGTGTCTACCCACTCTCCGATATCTGTCCAGCCGTCCGGGTAGCCTTGCAGACGTTCGCGTTCCGTTGGGGTCAGTCTGCGGACTATCCACCTAATTTCCGTTTCCGTTAGGACGGACTGCTGATTTTGCCCCGCTTTTTCTCTTGCAGCCAGCGCTGGAAACGTTCCGTTCTCGCTATATATCCTCCGAGCTTGATTATCCCACGGTGTCAAACAATCTTCCGGTTCTGTTACGATTGCCGTGTAGTCTGTGATTCTGCTTTCGTGGTCTCCCGTAATGGTCGGAACTATCTTTCCATTTCCATTACCTCTTGCGTCAAAAACTCTGCACCTTACCAGCATATCGTTGTAAGCATCCTGTCCATTGTAGCTTCCAGCGTGAGCGCCGGGCGAAAGGGTTCCTGTTTTGTCTTGAATCGGAATCGGCTGAACGATGGCAAGTCCTCCCTGATTCTTCGTTGGGTTTGCGTCAGAGCAGTCGAGCGTTTTACTTACACCTGTTTCATTGAACCCGCTGTACGGATTTGCCGATTTCATGCTGTTACTTGACAACGGATTTATGGAATACGCAACTGCATGACGGTCGATTGTGTTCAGTGTATAGCCCACTTCTTCTTTTGCGCCCAAGCCGTTCGCCACTGCCGTATCGGCTCTGTCAACAATGTTTCCCGCAATGCAATAGCACACGCCGTGTTCATGCCGTGCCTGTAGAGTAAAGGACGGGTCTCCATTCTTTCCAACTCCAAGACCTGTTTTTTCTCCCATCGAGATGTGTCTTGTAGCGATTTGTGTGTTTATTGGGATTATCTCCCCGGCTTGCACTAGCTGGAAAATCGTCTGGTCTTGGAGTGTCGATAGCGTCCCGACTTTTTCTGTTTGCACAAGTGCGCCCTTTCCGCCCCCGGCACAGCCAGAGCGGATTTTAAGAGAGTACGCAGCTGCTTCTCTGCTTTCTCTCTTATCCGTTCTTTCCTCTCGTTCAGAGCGGCCAGCTTCTCCCGTCTTATCCGTTTCTGTTCTTCTGCAATCAGCATTTCCATCGCCTTTGCGGCCGCGCCCGGCTCCCACCACTCCATCATTTCCAGCAGGGCAGTTTGCAGTAAGTCCGGCAATTTCTTTCCACGCCGGGATGCGCGAATCAGGATGCCTTGACAGGCTCGTTCGCTCAAATAGTATTTCTCCGGCGCGTTGACCTGCAAAATCCACGACAAGAGCGATACGTTTTCTTCTCTGGGGCACTCCCCAGTATTGAGCGTCAAGCTGTCTCCAAGCCAAGCTCCATCCATTTCCGGCGATTGCTCCAGCTTTGCTCCATCTGCCCCCCCTACCCGAAGGTCGAGGAATTGAAACGTCTGGCTGTTCAATGCGGGCAAGTTCTTCCAGCACGGCTCTGAAATCTTCTCCTCCGTTGGAACTGAATGCTCCTAGTACGTTTTCCCAAACAGCGAAAGTTGGATACAGTCCATTTGTGCTTGACCTCATTTCTTTTATGATTCGAACCGCTTCTATGAATAGCCCGGAGCGTTCTCCGGCAAGTCCAGCCCTGCGTCCAGCAATGGACAAGTCCTGACATGGGCTACCGAACGTGATGCAATCCACAGGCTCTATCTTGTCGCCGTGAATCTTTGTGATGTCGCCCAAGTGCTTCATATTTCCAAACGCCCGTCCAGCCAGATAGCACAGCTCTTATATAAGGTAGGCGGTCAGGGTTTATGTCCTAAAAGGGCAAATCCGATGAATCGTCAATCACAGAGAAGTCGTCTGCGTTACCCTGAGAATAGTTCTGTGGTGCATCCTGCGCCCGATCGGCGGGTTTGCTGTCAGACTTGCCACCGCAGAAGTCAACCTTGTTCGCCATAATTTCTGTTGCGGTGCGGTTGTTTCCCTGCTTGTCGATATATTTCCGGGTCTGGATGCTGCCAGTCACCAGAATTAGGCTACCCTTCTGGAACCACTTGGAAACGAACAACGCCGTATTACCAAATGCGGTGCAATTGAAGAAGTCGGTTTCCTTCTGGCCGCCACTCTGACGGTCGCAGGCAATGCTGAACGTGCAAACATCCTTTCCAGACTTCGTGACCTTAGCTTCAGGCGTGTGAACCAGACGCCCCTGAATTGCGATAGAGTTAAGCATTGTTTAGCCCTCCTTCGGCTGTTTCTGAGCGCAGTCCCAACACAGGACACGCCCAAAACGTTTCTTTGTGCTTCTTGCAGTTTCCAGCGGAGTGACAGTTCGGTTGTTGTACTGAATAGGCTGCAACTGCTTTCCGCAGCAAGCGCATGGGGGGATGGTTTCCGCTTCCGTTTGCTTCTGCGCAGGCTTGTTTGCCCTGCTTGTGGTCTGCTTCTGGTACTCGTCCGTATCAGCGTCCTTCGTATCGTCAATGCAGAACAAACCGTTCAAGGCATACTTTCTGGCGTAGCTACTAGACGTTCCAGTCACCTGCGCTGCATCCATCTTGGTTTTTTGCTCCGGTTCTCTTGCGTAAGCAGTAACTGTTACGCATCCACCATCCAGAGTTTCCACCTTTGCGGTCGCTTCGATGTAATGCCACCCCTCTAACACTTTAGGTTCATCAGAAAGGGTAAGAAGCAAACCGTGTTCTTTCAAAATTGGTTTGACTGCTTCCAAAATGTCCTCACAAGAGCGATACTTGTAACCGCCAAATGTGTTCATCTGCCCCTTCGGGGCTTTCAACTCTGACTGAACAGCCATCAGAGCTTCATGGATTTTGCTGTTATCCATCAGTTGTTCTCCTTCCTCGCTTCTTTCCTCACTTTACGGCAAGCCAGGCAACGCTTAGGCAATGCCATGTTATGCGATTCAAAGAAAATGCGTTCTGCTTTGGTAATTTCAAAAGGCTTGCCGCAGTCACGGCACGTCTTTTGAATGGAAACGGTATTATCCTTTTGAGCGGCGCTTAACGCATTAGGAATAGCAGAAAGTTCCATAAAGGAGTCGCCCACGCTTCTTACCAGACGATGCTTCGGCGTATAGCCATTCAGCTTAAGCATTTTCTCGTAATCTGCTTTTTTGCAATTTGCGCAAAGTTTTTCATCGTTTTCAGGGTATGCCGAAAATGGCTTGTTGCATCTTGTGCAATGCCTGATTTCTTTCTTGTATTTGCCCATTTTCTTTCCTTTCTTCGGCTTTATTAGGCTTCATTGTTCTTACTTCGGCTTAACTTGGCTGTATAAAATCAACCAGCCATCAGTCCTGCCAACTGCGCACGGAGGTCTTTCAGCTCCGCTTCCCTGCCCTCAATCTCGGACTGCAAGTCCTCAATCGCTGCCAGCCGGTCAGCTTCTTTGGCTTCTGCTTCCTGCTCACGGGTTAGGAAATACACGCCATCATCCGGCTCTGTCACGCCACCGAATCTGTCAAGGTTAATCATTTTTCGACTTCCCTCTCTTGCGCTGTTCTTTGATTTGCAACGCACTGTGCCACTGGTCTTTGTCGATTTCGATGGTAGACCACCGGTAGTTACATACAAGGCACTTCTTGCGTCGAGCGATGCTGTCATAGTCTGATCGGCTATCAACCGTTGTGATGTTGTCACTACCGCACATCGGGCATTTCATCGTGCATCTCTCCACTCGTTGGTGTGATGAGGAATGCGTTTTACTTTGCGATTTTCCCGTTCGATACGTTCATTTTCAGAGCTGACCCCAATGGCGCACAAGATGAGTGCTGCGGCGAGGAAGCTACACGAAAGGAAAACGTATCCAAACATTGCTACTGTGCTCTGACTTTTCTGGATTGCATCGCCACATCCTACTGAAAAGATCGCTAACGCGATTCCAAGCGTACAAAGGACATTAGCTTTCAGGCTTTTCATTCTTATTACCTCCAAAACTAAGTATCCATGCCGTAGCCATTGCCACAGATGCCGTAATGATTCCACGGGTAGCTGATGCACCTACCAGAATTCCGATGTGATGCACCAACCAGAGGTTCAGCAGAAATACCGCCAAAACCACTGCCAGTGCTATGCCCCACATCAGGGCAACTTCAATAAATGCTTTCATCTTGTCTCCTTTCATTTTTGCCGTTGCTGTTCTGCTCCTAGCTACTCAATGCCTTAGCCTATTGTTTCTATTCTTTTCCGTTGCCTTTGCGTTTCTATACTCCGCTCCGCCTTTGCTTATCAAAGCTACGCCTTGCATCCATAGCCTTTGCTTCGCCGCTCATATCGGTTCCATGCAATTCCATTGCACTCAGTCAAGAACTTCGTAGGTATAACGGCCTTTGCCACTGTTGCGCCACTGGCCGATACCACGCAAAGCGCCGTAGTCCAGCCATTCACGCACGACCTTCTCGTGAGAATCGTCCAGAAGAACGATTTCAAACTCGCAGGTCGAACCAGCGGGAATCTGCTCGCTGTTGGCAAGACTGACGCGCTCTCCTTGCGCTGTCTGTGCACGGAGTGGGCGCTGGCACTCGGTAATCTCGCCGTTCACATGAATGGGAATCATGCGGGGCTGAACGAAAATCAACCCATCAATGACCTTCTTGTAGGCCGTCAGCTTGCCGCTTTCGTTCACGGCCTTCTTCTTGCCAGTTTCGGTCTTGCCACCGATACGACCCAGCATACCGCAAGAATCCTTGAAGAAACCCTTGATCTGGTAGTCATACAAGATGGGTTCGCCGTTTTCGTTGCGAGGGAACACGGTCATGCCCTTATCTGCCACAGCATCAGCGCCCAGAGCAGAAACCTCGTCCTCGATGGTATTTGCATCCGGGGACTTGCTGGCGATGAACTCGCGTGCAATGTTCTGGTTGCTAGGCCATGTGCCGAGAACCGCTTCGGTGAATGTGATTCTGACTTTGATTTTTTTCATTTTTGTTCACTCTTTCTTTCTCGATGTGTTCCAGTCTTAAAGGTTCACGCTCTTGCCAGCGCTTCTGCCACGGACTGCTTTTGTTGAAATTGCTTACTGCTTTCTTCATCGTTTGCCATCCTTTGCTTACGCTGGATGCGTTTTAGACGGTCTTTCTCCCGGCTGTGCCAGCGGATTTCCCGTTGGCTGTAGTATTTACCGTTCATCAGGGGCCTTCACCTTTCCCTGTGCAAGTAAAGTACTGTAATGGCCGTAGCTCATGCCATATCGTTTTGCGGCATCGTTCATCTGCCGCACGGTATACTTTGGAGGCTCGTGCTTTTGAGGTCTCGCACGTTCTGGCTCCTGCACATCCCAAGTAATTTTGAACTCACCAGATGCTTTTAGCTCATTCAACTCTTTTTGCTTTTTGGCTTTGTACTTTTTGGTCAAAGCCTTGTTTGCATCTGCTGCGCATTCAGGGTGATACTTCTGAGACCAGACCTTCCGAACCATTGGCTTCTTGCACCAAGCGCATAAAGCCGGTTCCGGATTAGCCTTGATTCCTTTCTTTATAAGAGCCTGCCGTTCTCTGCGAACAATGATTTTACATTCTTCACAGTATTTCTTGCACGGATTTACAAGGCCAAGAAAGACACCACACCGCTCACAGTATTTAATCTCCATCCACTTCACTTGCCTTTCTTAAGGCTCTTTCATTGTGTTCAGAAAAACACTGGTCAAGAAACTGGATGAACTTTGCGATTTTCTTTGCATCTTCCGGCGTACAACCATTTTCTACAAAGCGCCTTGTCGCTTGCTCACGCTTGAAATCCGAGTAGGTCTTGGCCGCGGCGTCAATGGCAAACTTGGCTTCTTCCGGGTATTCAAGGTCTACCTTCAAGGTGATAATCTTCTCCATGTTCAGTCCTCCCATCCTCCGAAATCTTGCTGTTCTACAACAGCCCTGGTCTCGATTCTCGGCGTGATGCCAAGCTTCTTGAGTTGCTCATGGATGAGCTTTTCACCCTCGACCGTCCAAACCGTCGTGTTCGGGATATAAGTCTTGCCGTTGGAGCGTTGAATGGCTTTGCCTTTTCGATTCTTGGTGTATCCCTTGCCTTGATAGGGCTTGTACAGCACCCACTGACCATCGCTGTCTTTGTACTGAACTCGCTGGCTGTAAAGCAGCTTGTTCAGTTTTTCAGCAGTCAAACCGTAGTCCTTTGCGATGCTGGTGGCTGTCCGGCAGTTGTCTGCAATGCACACGGCACGAGCAAACTCTGCATCCGGTGTCAGCTCTGCAATCCGTTTGTCTTTCTCTTCCAGTTCTTCGTGCGCTGCGATCAGCGCAGTTGCAAGGAGCTGTGAGCGGGTGAGCTGCGGCGCGTTGTAGCTTCCGGTCTTACGAATTGCAGGAAGCACATCGTTCGTGACCCATCTGCGGAACGGAGCCGCTTCCGGTTTGTCGCTGCGGAGAATGACATGGTACAGACCGCTTTCATTGACAACCGTTACGTTCTGTGTGCCACCGGGGGTGTGAATCTGATTCATACCCTTTTCATCATCATCCAAACGTTCTGCGACTTTTGCTGTCGTACCAAGATGAAGAACTTCACACACATCTTTAAGAACGAACCACGCTTCACCGTACACATCGACTGTGCGAACCTTGTTGTTCTGATATTCAAAAACTTGAATTTCTGCCATTTTTTCTCCTTTCTTATGCTCCCGAATCCTGAATGTTCAAAATCCGGCAGATGCTTTTCTTGATTCCGGGCGTTTCCAGCTTTCCGGTCTTAACCTTGAAGAGGTAAGAACGGTCAAAATATCGTCCAGTATCCTCCTTGACTTTTTCAATCAACCAGTCGTTGGTCTTGTCTTTTTGGATAAGAGCAATCTCGATTTGTTTGCCAAAGTCACACAGAGGTTTTTTTTCAGCCATTATTTCACCTCCGGCTATTGATTTTTACGCATAAGTGTAATATAATGAAGTTGCTAGAAATCATTCATTACGCCTTCGCGGTACGGTCTTAGTATAATACGCTTTCGCGTAAAATGCAAGGCTTTTTTTAAGCGTTCGCGTAATTTCAGCAAACCTTACAATGCGAGGACTGGAATTATGGCAAACTTGTACGAAAATATTGAAAAACTCTGCAAGCAGCGCGGAGTAAATGTGACCATAATGTGCAAGGAATCGGGTGCAAGCCGTGGGTCTTTGACCGATTTGAAAAACGGTAGAAAGCAAAGCTTGAAATATGAAACGCTCGATAAGATAGCTTCTTATTTTGGAATAAGCGTAGATGCTTTGGTTTCTGGCGACCAAAAAGAAAACCCGCCCCAGCAGCCGCAAAGCGAGGTTGATGCAGCAGTGGAACGGATTAGAAAAAAGCTTGAATCTATGCCGAAAGAACAGCGTGAAGCGCTGATGAACCTAATCGAGAAGATGTGAGGTAAGCCCGTGTATTACTTGTTGTGCGGCTGTGCCTTTTGCTTTTGGTTCATGCAGGCCTTGTTAAAAGGCAATGACCGTGTACTATATGGCAACAGCAGAAAATATCGTTACCGTAGAAACCGAAAAAAGAAGTGGTTCTGACCCGGTAAAATAAAAACCCCTTGTGCCGGGCTGGTGTAGCTCTGCGCAAGGGGTTTTCTATTATTCCAGGTCTAGGGCTTGCTCCGCTGCCGGAATCTTTTCAGGATGTTCCAGCAGCCATGCAATAAATCGGTCAATCTTGGCTCTTTCCTGTTCACTCATTGTGGCATATCCTCCCGATCAGTAAAAATGAATGTTCATTTGATACGATTATACATCTTCTAGTTGTAAAGTCAATGTATTTTTAACAACTTCGTAAAAGTCGAATGTTTTCTTCGCATCCATTACTTTGTATCAGGGAAGCCAAAAATCGCAATGACAATGATTAAGAGCCACATTAAGTTTAAGTTACCCTTTGCTTTGTAACATTCCGTTGAGCATGGAACGAAAGGGGTTATCCGGTAAATCGTCCAGCACATCTGCTTTGACGAGAGCGTTTGTGCTGATGCTGTGCGAAACATTGTTTAGCTGCACAATGGCATCGTCTAAGTCCTTCACGGTTGCTCCACGCCGTTCCATTGACTGGAGGAAGGTTTTTACTTCTTCAAGAATAACAGGGTTTTCGGTTTTATAGAATCCGTTCGTAAAGTCCATCTTCTTCTCCTTTCACAGTTCCACAAGCTTTCCGTCAATGCGTTCGATGTTATCTGCCGGGTCGCGTCCATCGTCTAAGGCGGCTACGGCACGTTCCAGGATGCCTTTTGCTTCGAGGTAAGCATCTTTATCAGCTTCGTACCCAGAAAGGCTCAGGACAAGCTCCAGCGTCCGTCTGCGAGCGTATGGGACAATCAAATCATCTACAGTTCGGTTCATTAGCTTTCCTCCCACGGTTCAGGTGTGTGTGGCTGCCCATCGGTAACGCTGGCGGGCATTCCATCGATGATTGGCATACGTTCATAGTTCCAGATTGCAGTTTCTTTCATTTTGTGTTTCCTTTCTATTTGGAATTTTTTGACAATACAGTTATACCACATCTCGCTGTTTCAATGGAACAGCGACTTTTTTCAATTATTGTTTCACATTTTGAACAATATATCAGTTGAATTTCTTTGCTTTTGTGTCATTTTGTCGAAAGAGGGGTATTTATGGATGATTATAGGATACGAGTGGCAAAAGTGTTAGAGATGGCAAGAGCAGAATCTGGGCTTAGCCAACAGAAGCTTGCGGACAAAATGGGTATAGGCCGAACATCCATCTTTCGTTATGAGCAAGGGACAATGACCCCAGATGCTTCTACTATCATAAAATGGTTTGTGTGCTGCGGTGTTGCGGCCAAGCCGTACATAGACACTTGTTTGCATCCTGGATTATTGGAAAGTCTGGCTGGCGATGCTAGCACCGAGAGAAAGAGGGATGCACTGATAGAGCATATCAAAGAAGCCCATCCGCAAGAAATTGACCTGCTGTGCTATCTGATTTATGGTAATCATGGCTCAGATTACCTTGCCGTTCTGTGCGAAATGGTAGCCAACCTTCACACGACTTTGCGTGATCGTGTATCCGTCTGCCGCACCGTCACAGGTCATTATGAAATGGCACAGGCCACCAAAACCGACCCAGATCCAGACGGAACACAGCCCAATATGCAGATTTTGTATCAGGCACAGGACAGTGGGGAAGCTGCGGCCATGAAGCGAAACGATTCTTATACCATCAACGAAGAAAACATTTTGCGCTGATTGTCGAATTATCGCAGTTTTTGAAGAACATTTTGTCCACGTTCATCCACTTTTTGTACACCTATCGGGCAAATTTGCCTTGTCAATCCGTCCCCCATAGGCTGTAAATCGACAACATTCGTGCGGAATAAATAACGAATTACCGTCAATCTATTGCCTGTGATTGGTTGGCTTGTCAATCTGTCCCCCATAGCATTGAATTAAAAGTTTTTCATCCACTTTTTGTACACGTTAGGTAAAGCTAACCGTTAAGCGCTTCAACCTTTTGGATGTTGAACAACTGTTTATTTGGTAGTATTCGCTTTGCGTTTTCCACTTTTTAAGAGAGAAAGAAAAGATTTTGTGGAAAATTTTCTTCTTCTGCTATTAGTAGAAGTTATTTTATAATCCTGTTAATAGTCTTGTTTTATATAATGTAAAGAGGTGTACAAAAAATGGAGATAGGTGTACAGATTGTGGAAATAGGTGTACGAAATGTGGACGGTTAGGTGTACAAGAAGTGGAAACAGGTGTACACTTGCTATTGATTTGTACACCTGTTTGTGATATACTCTTATACGAGAGGAGGCGTGATAAGATTGTCTGATATTAAAGGCGGGAACTTGGTTGAAAAAAGCAGACAGCTTGTTTGGGCAAAGTTCACTGACTATACAGCAGGAGAGCTTCGGCTGCTTGAAGTGTATCTTAGCCGTATCAATCCGAGAGACCCCGAAACTTCAACGGTTCAGTTTACGTTACAAGAATATTGCGAATTTTTAGGGTTAAAAATCAACTCTAGGAATTTGAAAGCACAGGTTAAGCATTTCATCGACAACTCTGTTGAAGTTCCTAGAGGTGACGGTTCAGGCTCGTTTGACCTGTATCCCCTGTTCAGCAGAGCAACTGTAAATTTTGAACCTAGTTTGATGAACATTACTGTGTCGTTGTGCTGTAACCCACTTCTACAACCCGTTTTCTTCGACATTGCAGAGCGTGGATATGTCAAGTATCGCTTGCGCTACACAGCGAATATGAAATCGCAGTATAGCATTTTGCTGTATTCAATTCTCCGAGAGTTCATCGGACGTGGCGTGAGCCAGCCCGAAATTACGTTGGATAGATTAAGGGAACAGCTTGGTGCAAGAGAACCTAGCTATCAAGAGTTCAAGCATCTTAGGCGGCGTGTCATTGATATTGCGGTAGCTGAAATAAACGAAGTATCAGACCTGTGCGTTGAATATGACAAGGTTATGAGAGGTCGCAATGCGGTTGCTGTAAAGTTCAATGTAGCTTTCAAGTCTAATGAGCCAGTCATAGACGTGGAAGCTAACGAGGTTGAAAGCGTAGAGCTAAAAGATGTTCCAAAGAGCCAACGACCTGCCAGAAAGCCCCGCAGCGGCGCATACGAGGATGTTGATTGGGCATCTATTGCGCCGGAGATGTCTAAAAGCCAGTGTATCTTGACCGCAAAGCTGGTGGCAAAGAGATTGCCGGAGAAGTATCCGAACATCAAGCCCAACAAGAAAAAAGAAGCTGTTGTGAACATCATTGAGAATGCATACAGGATTCTTGTCAGCGAGCGACTTGATAGGATTGAAAAAGACCCCGGCGCTTATATGTATTCAATTTTGAAAGATGCAGACCTTGACGATTATGCTACGTTTGATGATAGCTTCTTGAAATAGTCAGATGTAGCACATTGAGCAGATGATGCAGAAAGGAGCGAGAATGGGTTGGATTAGCGTAAAAGATAAGATGCCAGACAAGTACGTTCAGATTATCATTTATGATAAAGTGATGGGCGTTACTTTCGGTTATTATGGTGACTTCAAAGGCGAAAAATGGTATACAGATGATGTGTTGACGGATGCGTTCTATGGAAACAATAGTGAAACCCAACTGATTGATGATAATGTGTTATATCATGTAACCCATTGGATGCCACTTCCTGACGAACCGAAAGAATAAAGAAAGAGTGATAAAATGGCAAAAATCATAGCTGTCGCCAACCAGAAGGGCGGAACAGGAAAGACTACCACAAGCACCTGTCTGGCTGGTGCGTTGCAGTTGCTTGGAAAGAAGGTGCTGCTGGTGGACTGCGATGCCCAGTGCAACGCAACGGACACATACGGCGCACAGACAGAGGATGTTTGTACCCTGTTCGATGTAATGACACGGCAAGGAACGGTAGAGGAAGGAATCCAGCACTGTGAAGCCGGTGACATTCTGCCGTCAGACAACGCATTGAAGGACATTGACGAACAGCTTGTCCGGGACATTGGCAAGAACTTCCGGCTGAGAGAAGCCCTTGAAAGCGTGTCCGGCCAGTATGATTACATTGTGCTAGACACTCCCCCGCAGCTTGGTCTTGCGCTTGTAAACGCGCTGATCGCCGCCAACAGCATCATCGTGCCTATTACAGCAGACCGCTATGCGCTTGCCGGATTGAGCCAGCTTTCGCAGACCATTGGTGACGTTCGCAGATACTTCAACCCGACTTTGAAGATTGAAGGTCTGCTTCTGAACCAGTACAAGAGCCGTGAGAACTTGTCCAAAGAGGTTGTGGAGCAGCTCCCTGTGATTGCGCAGAGCATGGGAACAAAGCTTTTGGACGTGAAGATTAGACCGTCTATGGGCGTTCGTAAGGCGCAGGCAGAGCGGCACAGCCTGTTTAGCGGTGATACGGCAAAGAGTACCAGCGCAGAGGATTTCAAGGCGTTGGCGCAAAAAATTGTAGAGGGGGATAAAAATGAATGATATATACCCGCACCTTGTAGGAATGACGTGCATCGAAGATATAAGACGGGTTTATTTCTTAGATCTTGGTGTTTCATTTAATGAATTGTCGGATGAAGAAAAAGAGCTTGCATATAATTCTCAGCAATACCTCGCTGAAAAATACTGTGAAAAACTGAAAGAAAAGCTTTCCGAGAATCAGTGGGCGCAGTCGAAGCACAAACTTCCAAATGAATCAAACAAATACGTTATTGGATTTAGTGAAGACGAATACGATGTAGAAATCGTAAGATACGAAAGAGGTCTTAAAAAGTGGATAGGCAAAGATGGGAAATTGCACAACATTACACATTGGAAGTCTTTACCGGCTGTACCAGACCTCGAAGATGAAGATTGGGAGGAAGAGGAATGAAATCAACCAGCAAAAAATCCACAGGCTTGCTTGGCGGGTTTGATTTCCAGCCTATTTTTTCGGAACAGACATTAAGCCGAAGTGAGCCAAAGGAAGAAGAAGTAAGCCAAGCAAAGCCGAACGAAGCCGAACAAGCACAGATTAAGCCTAGTGAAGCCACAGACAGCCGTACACGGCCTAATGAAGCACAGTTAAGCAGTATTAAGCCGAAGCAAGCCAAAGACAGCGAAACACAGCCGAACAATGCTATAGTCAGCGAAAGTAAGCCGAAGAAGCTGAAACAGGCAAAGGAAGTTCAACGTCTTATCGAACAAGGTGATGTTCCTGGTGCGTTAGCTGAAGCTGGATTGACAAAGAAAAAAATTCCGATGCCGGAATCGCATCAGGGCGTTGCAAGCGGTGACGGAAAGCGTTCTAAGCGCATTACCATCCTTATGAGTGGGGAAGAACGCAAGTACATCAACCGTGAAGCAAGGCGGCACGGAATGACCATCGGGCAGTATGTGTACGCTCTGGCTGCTGCTGCGGCAGAGGGGAAGATTGAGTTGGAGGATTTCTTAGATGAATGATAGTGAACGACACCTTATTCGATTTGTTTGCGATGGTGATATGCGAAACGCGCAAAAAGCTGTTAAAATCATTTTGAATTCCATATCATCCAAAAAAGATGAACAGTTCAAAGAAAATATGTTTCGCAAGTTGGAAAGCAAAAGAGAATTTATTGAAGTGCCATATAACTTACAGCATCTTTTGATCGCAGAGGATACAGAAGAATTTCCAGAAGCAAGATTTCTTCTTAGGAACGAAGAAAAAAGTATAACGCAGAAAATCGTTGCTATTTATCGAGCATCTGAAAAATTAAATGAAATGGGAATTCCTTATTTGCCAGCATTGATGCTTTATGGGCAAAGCGGATGCGGAAAAACCATGCTGGCTAGGTATATCGCACATAAAGCAAAACTTCCGTTTTTGAGGATTCAATTTTCAAGTCTAGTTGATTCGCACTTAGGACAAACACAATCTAACCTTGCAAGAATTTTTGATTATGTGAGGACTGCTCCTTGCGTTCTTTGTTTTGATGAAATAGATGCGGTCGGAATGGCTCGTGGGCAAAAAGATGACGTTGGGGAAATGAACCGTGTGGTTATTGCGATTATGCAGGAAATGGATAGATTACCGAACAATGTCATTATTATTGGAACGACAAACCGATTTGATAGGCTTGACCCTGCACTTGCAAGAAGATTTCCGTTGCAATACGAATTAAAGACGTTGTGCCGTGCGGATGCAGAAATACTTTCCAAAAGGTTCTTTGAATATGCAGGAGCACAATATGAAAACATAGCTTATGAAGATTGCGTCCCCGCATCTACTGTTATCAAAGAATGTACAGAACGAATTGTAAATCAAGTTCTGAATCAAGAGGATTTCTTGGAGGATTGACGTATGATGAGGTCGAAGGAATTTTACGAAGGAAGTATTATCCGATTACAGAAAATGGTTAAACGTGGCATTTACGTTCTTTTGTTCGATGCTTTTGCCATAGCAATTCAGATTCCTTTTATCTTTGCTGGTAAATGAGTTGCAGCACACTTGATTTTGTCCATCGCCGTATCTTTTGCGGCGGGAATTAGTTTTAACACACTTATGGATAGCAAAAGACAACTTGATATGTACAAGGCAGATATGGAATTGTACTACACCAAAGAAAAATAATTTATGTGAGGGGAGAAAAATGCGCACATACAAGCCACACAGATGCAGGAGAAAAGAGGAACAAGCTAAAAGCTGAAATTTAAGGAGGAGAGTTCACATGGACAAAGTGAAATATTCTGATTACAATATAGAAGACTTGAAGCAGAGAAGGAAATCTTACGGAAGCGGCATTGAAATTTGCAGAAGCGGAGATGGAATTGACACTTCAATCGGTAGCAAAGTATGTTTTCCTGGACGAACATTGTCGCCGGATGAGGCGATTGCTTTTGCGAAGAATCTGATTAAGGCCGCGAATGAGGCAAAAGAGTTTAAGTACAACGGATATTTCATCAATTGGCTTGAGTAAAACTAATCATTATAATAGAAAGTAATCCCCTGCACAGCCGATTAAACTATGCAGGGGATTACTTTATTTATCTGTCACGCAGTCCCAGTAGGCATACGCCTTGCCGTCCACAGCGTCCGTGTCCTCAAGGAACGCCTTTGCCATGTCAGCGTAGAAGCCCGGAGTGTCAACGGACTGGCGTTTTGCGACCTGACAATAATCCGAGTACATCATGTTCATGACAGCCCAAAAATCGTTCGGGTCACAGGTGATGTTGCGCTGCTTGGCAACGTCCTGTGTCTGTTCCAGCGTCCAGTGACAGCCCTTCGTGCCGTCAGCATTCACCATGCTGTCGCACCATTCCTCTGCTTCATCGTGGGTGAGGTGCTTGCGTGGCATCTTGATGGAACGGCTGTCAGCACCGCCATGCTCATACTGCCCAGCCCGCTTGTCCCAGTCTCCGTTCTGCGAAAAGCCAATCTGCGGCATCTTGCGCCCATACTCTACGTCAGGGTAGCGGGGGATAGGGTAGGGGTCGATGTAGCGGTTCTCCTCCTGCGGATAGTAAGGATAGCGGTCATTGCCGCTTTCCAGCTTGCGCAGACGGCGTTCCAGCTCACGCTCCCTGCGGTCACGCTCTTCCTCAAGGCGGTCACGTTCCGGCTCACGGTCTTTTTCGTGGTCGCGGAGCATCATCATGCGGCGAAAATTAGTCTTGCCCATAATCTATACCTCCTCAAGAAATGGACGCAGGCGCACCGGCGTGGGAACGGCAGAAGCAGCCAAGATACTTAAACGTGCCGGTGCCGGTCGCAGACGTTGCCACACGGGTAGCGTAGCGGGTGCGGGTGTGGATGCTCTCAGCAGTTGCCTGAGCGCAGTTGCAGTCGGTCAGAGGGTATGCGGTCGTGCCTGCGCCGATGGTAATGACCACAGGGGCGTTGATGGTGGTCGTATCCGGCAAGCTCTGAGCAACGACAATGCAATACTTCTCTCCGTTCTGGTATGCGCCAGCAGGGATGTTGATGGTCAGAGTATCGTCGGCGAACGTGACCGCCTGACTGATGACCAAGTGCGGGCAGAGTTTGCAGCTTGTTTTGCAAGCCATAGTGTTTTCCTCCTATAAAATCAGGGACAGAGGTGTCTTACCCCTGCCCCGATGGTTCACCCGGTGTTATCGGGGAGTGTGTAGGTTAGCAGCAGCCGCAGCAGTTCACGCCCACGTTGGGGTTTGCCACCTGATAAGCGGGAATCGGACGAGGATTGACCCGGTTCAGGATGGTATCGGTCTGCTGGGACATCACAGTGGTCAGAAGCGCATTCTGACGATCCTGAGAAGCGGCGAACTTCAGGCTCTGGTTCTCAGCGGTCAGAGTGGCAATCTTATCCTGCGTGAAGTAGTCCATCATGCTGCGGAAGTTGGCGTTGCAGTTGTCCACGATGGCGCGGGCGTTGTCTGCGATAGCCTGACGGGTAGCGCAGTCCTGCTGTGCAATGGTGTACTTCAGGTCGCCGATGAGCTGCTTGTTCTCGCAGCAGCAAGATGCCAGCTGCGTCTGGATAGCGGTCTGACCCGCCTGACGTGCGTTGCCCTCCTGCATGATAGCAAGGCTGATGGCGTTGTCGCCGTTGGACACGCTACGTTCCAGGCCGTTCACGAGCTGTGCGTTCTGGTAGCCGAGCTGACAGATTGCCTGATTAGTACCAGCAAAGCCGCCCGCAATGGCAGCGTTGAGGTTGTTCATCTGCGCCAGCTGGTCATAGCCCAGAGAGCAGATACCGCTCTGGATGCCAGCCAGAGAGCGGGAGGTATCCTGCTGGTAGAAGCCCTCAGACAGAGCCGCGCGGGTGTCTGCACCGCCCTGACCAGTTGCGCCAGTGCCGACCAGATAAGGGATGTAGCTGTTCATGCCGTTGTCACCACCGTTCCGGCCGTAGCCGTTTGTGCCCCAGCCGAAGATGATGGCGAGGATGATAACCGCCCACAGACCTTCGTTGCCGAAGAATCCGCCGTTGTTGTTACCGCCGTCCTGCCCAGCCAGATAGCCAGTTGCAAAATCGTCCATAACAAAACTCCTTTCAGTTTTGCGTTATGCTATCCCACCGCCGTATGCGATGGGCGAAGCCAGATAAAAGCGGTTTTTATCAAGTCCGCAAGACTGAGAAGCGTTTCGCTTAGAGGGATGCTTATTGGGGAATTATTAAGTCAGCTTGGAGGATTGTCTTTTTTATCTTTCGGGTCGTCCCACGTTTTGCTGACAGCACCGAAAATCAAGCCAAGCATCAAAGGAACCCATAGTTTGTCATTGCCACACAGATTGTTGATGTCAAAATCTTTTTCGGAATGGCTGTTTTCAAAATCATCCATTGCAAAGTCTCCTCACTTCGGTAACGTCAAATTCAGGACGCTTGCCAGCTGGTTCAGGTCGATGCCGCGCTCTTTGGCGAGGTTCTGTGCCATCGTTCTGAGCTGCGTTTCGTTTTTGCCCTGAATCAAGTTTAAGCCCTGCATGATGGGGGCATTCTGCCCGCTCAGCTGCTGGATAAGCCCCATCGGGTTTTGCCCGGCACGGGCAAGGTTTGCAAGCTGCATGATAGGGCTGTGCGTAATCATATCAAACGGAGAGGACATTATTATTCTCCTTTCTTCGCAGCAGCAGTGGGCTTTGAAAAGCTCTTCTGCCACTTTTCCAGTTCATCCAACCTGTGAACAAGGGCGTTATACTCCTCAATAGGCACATACTGCTGTGTCGGTGCAGCGGTCTGCTGTGCCTGTTGCGCCTGTATCTGCCGCCACGCTTCCGGACTGTAAAACTCCTGCACATAGGATTCGCAGGTGTCCGGGTTAAGCCGCTTGCAGTAGATGACCCCACTACGCAAGTCTGGGCAGTAGGTCGGTCTGCCGTACAGATCAGACGGTATTGCCAAAAATTCCTCTCTGCTGGAAACAGGTCTGCCAAGCAGCCAACCGCCATCTTGTGCCGACTGCTGAACAGGCTGCTGCCCATTCATCGGCTGCGGACGCTGCGGTTGTGCCTGTTGCATCTGCGTGTTGGGTAGGGGAGTGGCAAGCCCTACCGTTCCCATGCCGCCGTAAGGATTGACAGGCTGTTGCGGAACATAGGGCGCTCCGGGTGTCTGGTAATAGCTCATGGTTCATCCCTCCTATTGCTCCCAGTGTATCGCACTGGCAAAAAACGAGTGACAACGAACGTCAAACAAAGGACAAATATAAGCTGATACAACTGCTACAAAACGAACAAAAAAATAAGGCAAAGTCTGGCGACTATGCCTGTATCACTTGTAGCAGTTTTGTGGTATAATCAGTATAGTAAAAGAAAACGGAGGCAACGAATATGGAAAACACCACTATTAAAAATCTCGGAAAGCTCTACCGCTTGCTGGATGAAGCCTGCAACTCCGACCGCGTGAATCAGGCAGACCTTGACAACGCTACGAGGTTTCCCGTGCGTGGCGTGATGATGAAAATTACGCTGGCACACAAGCTCCACAAGATGACCCCGGAGCTGGACAACGCCTGCGCTTACGTCCTGAAGGATGTAGACCTTGAGGACGTGAATAACAGCTTTGCACTCAAAGCATTGCCGTCGCAGCAGCAGGGTATGTTCCAAATCGGATATATGTCGACCGATTACAAGATGCTTGGTGTGGACGCGGAAAAAATTAAAGCCGCGCGGGAAAACGCCGGGCTGACCATTCGTGCACTGTCGGAGAAGACCGGGTTGTCTACCGCGACCATCCAACACGCAGAAGCCAGAAAACCTATCCGGATGACCACGCTCAAGAAAATTGCTGCGGCCTGCAACGTATCAGTAGAAGAGTTGCAAGGGTAAAAGAAAAGCGCCCACACGGAAAAATCCGCATGAGCGCTTAACTGTAAGGATGCACACATTGGAGTGCAATGCTAAGATACCACATCATCCAATATATGGCAATGCTTTCGACAAAACTAGTGAGAATAAAACAAAATCCACCAGCCTAAAAGCTGATGGATTATAAGTGAGCGAGTAATCGCCCTGCCACCGAAGTGACAAAATTGCGTCTCCCGCATGGTACGCACTGTAAGTAGGCAGGCGGGAGACTGGTCGGCACCTATCTGGCAACCGCTTTTTTTATTCCCAGATAAAGCACTGGGCTGGCTGGCAAATATCCACCCTAATGTGCTTCTTCGAGAGGCCGGGAGGATTTGTTGAGATTATTATACCACAAATCGTGCAAAAAGAAAAGCGGCAAGCTCTGGAATAGCCTGCCGCTTTGTTGCGTTTGTAGAATCAGCCTTAAACATGCGTCCTACATACACTTAGCTCGTAAAAATATTGTATCACACATCAAGCATTTTGTCAATAATTTTCAGCCTATTGCCGATTGATGTCCGGCAATACGGCACACGCGCTGCAATATCAACTTGACATAGCTGGTCAACGTACCGCAACCGGGCGATTTTCCGGTCATACCTCCCAAGCGGTGCACGTTTTATCACAGCTTTTATCTGTTCCGCATCAAGCCCTTGCAACGCTGGCGGAAAGACTATGCGAGCCGCCGCCACAGGCAGCACCGAGCCAGAAGGGCTGCGGCAACTCTCCGGCATTGCGCACCATATTGCCAAGCACGGCAAAACGGTGACAAAATGTCACCAGTTTGTTGACATTGCCGAGATGGTATGTTTTCGTGAGGCCACGAAGACGTGCGCAGACCATTTTCGTGACGTGACGAAATTGCTCTTGTGCGGCGTACATTTTGTTGACGTCAACAAAATGCTCGTATGTAATGCTTGCCATGATATTACTCCTTATTGTGAACAATGAGATAACGAATTACGGAAATTTTGACGATAACGCTATCGTCCGGGTTGTTTTCTTGTACACCGCTGAACGCAACGTATTCGCCATTTAGCCACAAAATATTTCCTTCCAACCGCTTGAGCCATTTTCCGCTGCCATCGAAATCAGCGGCATGGTCATCCAAGTCGATTTCGAGGTAAAAACCATCGTTCTGTTTTGCAAAGTATTTTTGCAGAACAGAAGTGATTTCTTTTGTACTCATGTTTTCAGAATCAGCAATGACTTTGATGTAGTGGTAATGAAACATTTTTATCTCCTTACTGCTTTTGCAGCGCCGCTTTCATGCGATCAAAGAAAAATTGGATCACCACTCCGATGGTCTCATCGGTGATGGCCCAGCTGATGAGCCTGCCGTATTTGCTGGTACTCAGGGCCGCGCGGAGCATCTGAGCCACCCAGGCTTTGCGCTCTGCGCCGCGTTTAGTCCCCTGAATCTCCTGCTCTGCCCGCTCGATGAGGTCAAGCACCAGAGGCTTCACGGCGGCACCATAGCCCAGCCGGATACAGCCCAGTGCGTAAAAGATAAAGCCGCCCAGCATCAGCACGAGGGCCACAGGGGCGGGGATAAGGTCAAAAAGCTTAGTTGCCAGTGCTACCATGATTGGTCACTCCTTTTAACAGATAATTGTCGATGTCGGTGCGGCTCTTCTGCATTCCCTCGCGGTTGTTGCCGGAGAGCTGGGCGTCCAGCAGATTGCGCACCCCGTCGAGGGTCAGACGGCTCACCTCGTCGATTTCTTCAAAGCGGCGCAGATCACGGGCAAGGGCTTGTGTGTGCTGAAGCTGGCCCTGCTCCAAGGTGCCGATGCGTTTGTCCATCTCATCCAGCCGCTTGTTCTGCACGTTGTCCGGCTCCTGCGCCTTTTTGATGTACTTGTGGATGATTTCCAGCACCTTGTCAATGGTGATGGCTGCAGCGCACAGGCTGCCCAGGATGCCCAGTACCCACAGCAAAGCTTCTTTTTCGGTCATTTGCCCTCCCGAAGACGGGTCAGGCCCTTCTTGCGGATGATCCTGGGGTAGTTGAGCTCGGTCACGTTGAGGTCTACGTCGCCGGAGATGCCCGGCACAGCGCCCTTGCTGGTGTGCTGGTGAGCGTTGTAGTTAAACGTCACGTTGGGTGTCTTGCCGGTGTAGTCGGCAAGCCAGACGTCCCACCGAGAGGACAGCCGAGCCATGTCAAGCTCGTACTTGTAACCGGTGTAGGTGTACAGTTGGGCGTAAAACCCCATCTTTTCCACCTGTTCCAGCGCATAGGCGGTGAGGTTGGTGAGGTCGAGGGTGCTCATGGGCCTGAGCTTGTTTTCCTCCACGTCCACCGCCACAGGCAGGGTCAGCTCCTTGCCGTAGACCGCCTGCCGCAGAAGGGCAAGCTCTGCATCGGCCATCGCTTCGCTGGTGGCGTAGGTGTAGTAGTACACGCCCACGTCCAGCCCGGTAGCTTTGGCATTGCGGTAGTTGGTCTCAAATGTCGGGTCGACGTACAGCCCGTCCTTACGTTTGCTCAGCTTGCTGTTGGTGGATACCGTCTTGAGCATGGCCCCCTTGTAGCCCGCCGCCTTAATTTTGCGCCAGCCGTCGAGGGTGATTTTGCCCTGATACCGGCTCACGTCGATGTAGCGGTAGGGTGGTGCGCCCTCCCAGCCGGTCACGGTGTCCACAGTGGACACTTTTTTAGGAGCGGGAACGTCCGGCTCCTCTGCCTTGTCTTTGGCGGCATTGGAGAGGGCCGCCAGCAGTTTTGAAATAAAATCAAAAAGTGTTTTCATTCCACGCTTCCTTACTGTCTGAGGGCTTCTTCGATTGCTTTCAGGTCGTCAGCAGTCAGGGCCGAGTAATCTGCTGCAATGTCCCCAAAGGTTTCGCCTGCGTCCAGCCGAATGCGGAATGCCCGCACCATGATACGGAGCTTCAGGTTGTTCAGCGTCTTCATAATTTTAGCCTCCAATCAAATCGGCCATCATGAGTACGAGGTCGTCGTTTGCCGCTTCCAGAGAGGTGAGCCGTTTTTCTGCTTTGGCTTTGGCGACTTCGTCCTCTGAAATTTCCCGTAAGATAAACTGCCACGTTCCGTCCGGGGTATCAGATGGCTGCATGATCTGAACAAGCTCTGCATCGTGCAGGGTGTCCGGGTAAGCACACTCGGTCATATCGCCATCGCTGGCGGCAATGTGGACTTCCGACAGCTTGCCGTCAAACATTTCCGGGGTGATTTCGGTTTCAGAGTGGAACGTGTTTGCGCCGTTGTTCAGGGTCAGCTTTTCGAGCTTTGTCCCATCGGCAAAGGTAATAGTGTACGTTTTCATCTTTTTCCCTCCTTTTCCTTTATCAGCAGATACCGACGACGGGACGAACGCCATAGGCGTTGCTGGCGCTGAGGCAGCTCGCAAGGCTGTAGCCGAGGACATTCGCGAAATTGGTCACCGAGACGACGTCTCGCAGCCAGTAGTATTGGCCGTTACCAATCAGCCACGGGGCGAGGCGGAACAAAGGCAGCTGCGATTTGTCGATCGTGTAGTTGCGGCAGGTGCTCCACGGATCAGTTGCACCGTCCGGCATGGGCGAGAATTGCCGCCCGCCATAAACCATGTTCTCGTTCATAAGCTCAACCGTGCTGTCGTACCAGTCCGTGCCGGTAGGCTTGCCGTTGGTAACGGCGTTGACCAGACATTCGCGGTGGCTCAGGATGTGGGCGGAGCCAAACGCAGCAGTGACCATCTGTTTTGCCTTCGTCAGGCCGTTTTTGTACAGGTCAGAACCAACGTAGCCGCCCTCAGTCGTGTTAGTGGGGTTGAACTTGTAGGTGTACAGCTGATTGCGAGGAATGACCACGACATGGTGCTTGGTACAAGCCGTATCGCCGGTGTTCAGCCAGTAGTCAAAGGCTGCGATGATGTAGTCTACGCCGTTGATAGTCCAGTAGTCGCCAAGAAACAGCCCATCGAAGGTGCCATTTTGAATAGCGGCCCACTGCTCGCTCGTGACGCTGGTGCCGAGGTATTTGAACCGGGGCAGGCAGTTTTTTAGCGCTGCGGCGCTTCCGCTCGTCAGAGCCCCTCGATTAAAGTAGCCCTCTAGCAGGTCGTTCAGAGTCGCCCGGTCTGTCTGGTTTCCTGCCACCACAGGGAGGAGATTGCTGGCCGGGTTCACATTTTTTGCCGAAAGGCTCGGCAGTTCCGTGATTTTTGCCATAGGTTCGCTTCCTTTCTTTTATTACAGGTCATGCGCTGGCACAACCAGATACCAAAGCTACGCACTCAAGCGCCGCTCCCGATTCCGTGGTCAGGCCGACCCCACTTTCGGTGCTCAGGCTCACGGTGCGTTCTTTCAGGCAGCTGTTGACCAGCGCCGACAGTAAAAACGCATCCGCTTCATGCTGCTTACGCAGGGCATCCAGCTCAAATTGTAGGGAACGGATGACCACGAAGGAATCCTGGAGCTTTGTCTGCATTTCCGTATATTCATCAGGAATGGAGGCCAGAACTCTTTCCGCTGCTTCCTCACTGGCTTTTGCAACCTTTTCGCTGGACGAAGCCGCTTTTTCGCTAGCCAAAGCCTTGCTTGCGCTCGCACCTGCTGCCTTTGCATCGTTCGATGCAGAGCTTGCGCTGGAAGATGCAGCAGATGCGCTTTTTCCGGCCGCAGCCTCGCTGGCTTTTGCGTTCTTTTCCGAAGAAGAAGCCAAAGCGGCACTTCGTTCTGCGGCGGCTCTGGCCACATCTGCGCCAGCAACATCCGAAAGAGTGTTCAGTGTGTTGGCGTTCATGGGAGTGCCTTCCACGATGGGTTCATCGTTCCGAATCAACGTAATAATTTCCGAAGAACCGTCCGACTTTTTCATAGTCCAACGGCCCGGGTATTTTGCTTTTCTGTCAATAAACTGCATAGTAAGGTTCACCTCCACAAATTGGCTCGGAGCAGTAAAGCGTGTAATCTTTGGCTATACTTTCGATGTCAGAAAGTATCTTTTCGACCTGATTTATCACGCCAAATTTCATAGAAAGAGATTCCGGTACATCCGGAGTAGAGCTTGTTCCGCTGCATTTTGAACGGATGGCTTTCACGCTGGCTATCCAACGATTGGCGTCCGCTGCGGTAAGATAACTGTTCGGACCCCATTCGGGGGTAGACGTTCCGGTGAAAGTGATTGTTCCAGAAAAAATCATTTTGGCGTCATCGCCATAGTAGGCGCTGCCGTGAGCAATGTCGATGTAGTCGTTTGCTACGACCCAAGATGGCTCGACAGAGGGCGGATAGAAGTTGTTGGCAGCGGCGAAATAGAGCTGATATTCGACGCCCTTTTCCAGCACGATGTTTCCCATGTCCAGCACTACATCATTATAGCCTTTGACAAGGTCGATGGACTTGTCTACTAGGGCGGTCTCGGTGCCGTACTTGCGCAGAACGGTGCGCATTTTTCCCGGCATATAGCCCTTGACGCGGAATCCCAGCGAGCGGAGCGGCAGGCCCGCTTTCTTAGCAGTCAGCGGCATGAAGAACTCGGACTTGGCGGGATAATTGTCCCACGCGGGGATGTCGCCGGAAGTATTAAGCGCCGTCACGACCGAAATCGGGTCGATAGGAAGTTTCGCTCCGACAATGTCAGCAAGCTCTTTCATGCCCTGTTCGATTCGTGCATAGTCAGTGTAACTGAGCGCTCCTTTCATACCGGAGGCCCACTCCTGCTGTTCAGCCGTTGTCCATGTGCCGGTTCTGGCTTTGGCTGTTAGCTCTTTTACCCGGTCTACATCTGCCTGCGTTCGGTCTGTAATCCATGTTGCCATACAATCACCTCTTAAAAAATCAGTTTGCCTTTAGCGTCAATGGAAAGAGACTTTGGAACGGTAAATGCGGGGTGAACGACATTGTCATATTTACGAGGACCCTCGTCATTCGTAGCATAAGAAATCGTCTCTGCGTTGCCATTCACTTGTAACGTAGAATCATACACGGCGTATGCGTTTACAAGTTTGCTGACCAACAGAGGTCGCCAGTACTTGTTGGCGCTTGAGCTTGTGCCAGCAATATCATAGAGCATCTGAAGCGAGTACAGATAAGGAGTTCTTGTCCAAATGGAACGCCCTCTCTCAGAACCCTCTATATCGGATGCAAGCATTGTCTTCAGGATTTCAGATGCATTTTGCAGGGGAGTCCCCTCGTTGTGCTTATAACTCGGGCTGCTAGTCGTCCAATTCGGGGCATCAGAACCTTCCGTGTCGTATCCAAACTCATGGCCGGAAAGAAGGAAAACCCTTTCGGCCATCGTGGATACCCTGCTGCTGCCAGAGTTACAGTAAGAATCGGAGAAGCCCGGGGTGTAGTAGATGGTTGTCTTGTTGATAGCTTGCTTTTGAGCATAACTGAACGAGTTGAAGTAATCGTTGTTGAGCCAGCTGTTTACGCTGCTGCTGGCGTAAGTAGACCATGTAGAATCCCAAGCCATAATAGCGGCGTAATGTTTTCGAACCAGAAGAGTTCGTCCGGCCCCGTTCAGCTCGCTTTCGTAGTCGTGCTTCGCAACGATGAACTCAGCCACGTTGCCGCCCTCGTCCATAAGAACAGTGTCGCCCTCTGCAACATCAAACAGGTTGTACGATGTTGTAATAAAAGAACATTTCGCGGAGACGTTGCCCACAAAGGCAGTGACAACAGCCTTGCCTGGGGAGTTCCACTTGACTTGACAAGTGGATTTTCCCTCTGCATTTGTCAGAACGTGAAGGGAGACAATTCCTTCGGGAGAAGCTGCCCAGTTGATTTTGGGAGAATCAATGGTAGCGGGGGACAGGGTAGCGGAAAGAACAACGGAATCACCCCAGTCAAGCTGTTCGCTGACATGGTCAAGAGATAAAGCCTGAGCATCTGCCATCATGTACCCTTCTACAGTACCTTTGAAGCACCCATTGAAGGTGTATTTTGCATTTGTCACAAGCAAGACGGCATCGTAATTAAACTGATGGTGAATCTTTACCATATCAAGAGCGTCAACGATAGGGCTTGCCCGATAAGTAAGAGAAGCTTTGCGACGATTGGAAAGGACTCCATAAGACTCCGTAAGGGCATTTCTGGATTTTGCAAGAATGTCCTTTGTGAGCATAACATTGCTCAGAGTCTGGCTCACGCCCTTGCCCGAAGGGCTTTCGGGATAAGCGTAGGTAGCGTCACCTACGGTGGTCACCACGTTGAGCATATTTTGAGCAAAGGTGATTTCCGGCCAAGAATAATTGTTCAGCACCGGAATATCCAATACCGAGTCAGAGGAGACAGAACCGTACACACGGTTAATCTTTATCACGCCATCACGAGTCTGGTACAGAGCCATTCCGGCCGCATTGGCGGCAAGCTGCAAAATATCGGAATTGTGATAAGCAGACCCATCGCTTGTAATGTCGGTGGAGTAATCTTTCAGCTCCTCAGAAATCTCCGAAGTGATGCCATCTGCCTCAAGCTGTTCTAACGCATCGTAGCACATCTGGTATAGTGTGCCGTATTTTCTTCCGGTGTACTTCGTGCTGGATAGATATAGGAAAGCGTCTCGCGCCTGAAAGGACGCCTCAATGCTGTTGGCGGGGACACTCCACTCTGACAAGAAGAACATTCCTCCGCTCACCCATTCGGTCTTCCCGTCAACATCCATTCCATAACGAACAGTAACGGGCTGACGTTCATAGATGTACTTATAAATCCCTTGAGGGTTCACAGAGTCCCATGTACGGTCGCTGTTATCCAAACTAAAGGAAATCGACTCCTGAGAAAGCTGCCCGGAGATAGGGTCTCTTGCTGAAGAATGGCTGTAAGACAAAATTTTGGTCTTGTCGAACACCAGATACCTTCCGATTTTCACTTGTTCGACCCTTACTCGGCGGTTAGGGAGACACCACTTCAGCACCTCAATCTCTACGGCATCAAACCCGGAAAGCTCTACATCAACATCAGAACGGACGGATTTGTTTCCGTTTACGGTCACAGTTTTTAACCTGTTAGTCCCAAGATATGCGCTGACCGAAAAATCTGTAGCGTATTCTTCAAATACCGTAGACCAGCAAATTGAAACTCCGGGAATCGAGGACTTGCTCTCACTCGGAAGCTCAAGCCGGATAACAGGATGGTTTGAATCGTCAAAAATCTTGGCGCTCAAAAAACCAGTAGTTCCATACGGAGGGGAAGAAGGAACAATGGCGCAACTTCCGTCAAGAACAGTGAGATTAAGCTCTCCTGTGGAATACCTCGAAATGGAAGCGTTATTGGAAAGCGCAATACTGTGAAAGGTGGAGAACGGGGCTGCCGATGACGTGACGATGGTAGCCTTTTTGTTGATACCCGGTTCAGTAATTCCACAGGTAATCTCTACAAAAGATTCCGGGACAAGGGTTTCGTTAAATTTTTCTTTCCACTTATCGGAGACTTCAACCATGTGTCATACCTCCACAAGAGAAAGTTTGCACCCTGTCCATCCCATAACGCCACCGGTTTTCGGCCCTCTACGCCACATTCCGCCGGTGCGGTCGGAGACATACATCTGACGGGTGGTATAACCAGCTGTGGCTTGGTTATAGAATTTAACAGTGCAGTAAAAATTCGTGGTAAAAAGGCTCAAGATGTCGGCCCACTGCCGTGCGGTGAGGTAGTTCCAAGACATGGAGACCTTTGCCACATCATGCCGCACGACAGAACCAACAACCTTTCCCTGAACATTTCGGCCAGAGTCCACGATCGTGCTAGTCGTTCCCTCATAAGAGGACGGTTCCGGTAGCTCTACACCGTTCACCGTAACCAGTGCAGGAATATTGGCCATCTGAACCATCCTTTCTTAGTAAGAGTAAACTTCAGTACCCATAATAGACACGCCACGTTCTTTCTGGGTCTTTTCAACAGAAGCGGTGAGCTGCTTGCCATCAAGGTACACTCTTACATCTCTTCCATCAGAGATTTCCTCTCCATACCGCTGCCAGATGTCGAGAAATGCATTGTAGCAGCCGTTGTACACAGCATCTCTCATCTCTTCGGAGTTTCCACTTGCGGCAGAATAAGTGCCACTATAGGAAGAGCTGGATGTCGAGGAATTGTAGCTAGAGCTTCCAACATACTGAGATGTATCGCTGTAACTACTGGTAGAATGGCTACCACCAAGTTTCGATACGATTCCAGCGATTGCAACACCAAGGGCGGCGGCAGCAGCAAGGGCTACGATTCCAGCGGGGGTGCCAAAAATCGTAGCGCTGAGGGCGGCGCCCACAGCAGAAAGCATTCCCGCCACTGCGGTTCCGATGGTGCTTACCAGCCCGGCAAACCCAGCGAAAATTGTCGGGAAAGAACTGAGCAAGCCGCCAGACAGCGCAGCGCTGATTGCTTTAGCAGCCGTTGCGAGAGGAGACTTCACGTTTCCGAAAGCCTGCGTAATACCAGAAAGCATCGTCTGAGTTTCAGAGGAAACCTTTCCGAAATTCTGAGTCAGTGCGCTCACCAGGTTTTTGCCAATGGTAGCGGCTGTATTCAGCAGGGAAGAAGCTTGGCTTTTCAATTCTTTGCTCAGTCTGCCAAGCAAATCGCTTGCAACGGACTTGACGCGTTTACGCTGCTCATCGCCCATAGCGCCCCAAATGCCAGCGGCAATGGTAGTGCCGACCGTTTTCCAGTCGCCACTCTGCGCGGCCTGAATGAAAGTTTGCGCCGTGCCGAAGAAGTCGCTCTGCAAGCCGGAGTCAAGTTCCTGCCACTTGCTGTCCAGACCGTTGAAGAAACCATTAACAAAATTCGTTGCGGTGGTCGTGCCATAGTCAATCATTTCGTTGCCCTTCTGCTGAACAACGTTTGCCAGATTGGTCATAGCTTGTTCGACGTAAGGAAGTGCTGCAGTGATACCGTTTGCAAGACCTTGATCGATAAATTCACCAAAGCGTTCAAATAGAGCGGAGGGAGAGTGAATTTCAGTATCGGTCGTGAACTTGTCAATGATAGCTTTGGCAAGTCCACCAACACTTTTCTTTGCATTCTCAATGCCTTTGTTGATACCATCGATCAAGCCCTGAACGATGTTTTTGCCATAGTCCAAAAATTTTGCAGGGAGATTTTTGATTGTATCAACCAAACTGTTCCAAGCCTTGTCCCAGTTTTCTTTGAATCCGGCCCACTTCTGGTTCCACCACTCGCCAACACCTACAAACCACTGCTTCAGCCCTGCGCTGGCTTGGTCGAGTGCTTGAATGGGATGCTGCACAAACCCGGGAAGGCTTTCCCACGCGGTCTGAAAATTGGTCTTGAAGCCTTCCCACTTTTCATTCCACCATTCGCCGACGCCAACGAACCATTGCTTAAATTCGGCACTCACTTTATCAAGTTGAGAAGTGATTTTATCCCAATTTTGATAGATGGCAATTCCAACGTCAGTCATTGCACCAACAATCAGGCCGATCAAAGCGCCGATACCCGTACCGATTGGGCCGCCAAGAGAGCCGATGATTGCACCAATGCCTGCGCCAGCCATTGTTGAGCCAAGCGGAATCAAAATTCCGTTTAACGTGTTTAAGCCATTTTCGACAGCATCGTAAACGCCCGTTACAAACATAGGTATGCCGGTTACTACTCCGCCAACTGCTGCTCCAATAATCGCGCCAGCAGTAGAGCCGCCAGCCGCTTTAATGGCCGCGCCAACAGCAGTATTACCAAAGCCGGTCACGATAAACTGAGCAATTCCTTTGCCAAGAATGGCTGCGCCTGTAGTTCCAATCAAAGCGCCAAGAACAATTTCAGCGAAATTCTTTCCATTTACGCCATTTTCAATCGCGTCTTTAATGCCTGTAATCTCAAGAACAACGCCCACCGTAAAAACGCCAAGGCCCAAAACAATGGATTTCAGTGCGTTCATTTTGGAGATAGCGTCCACAATATCCGTAATAAGATTTGTGAGTTTCCACGCGGCAAGGGCGGTTGCTACAGTCGCTATAAGAGGAAGCATACTTTTGATTTTCTGCTTCATCTCATCAATAGATGTGCCAACATAGTTCTTGAACATATCGTAGCCGGACAGGTCTACATCACCCAAGATATTGCCAGCAGATGCGCCGCTGCCAGAACCGGAACTCCCCTGTGTGGGGTCAATTATGTTCAACTCATCAAAACCCATCGTGTAGTCCTTGAGGGCTTTGGCGGCTTTCTTGGTGGAGTCTGCCGTGTCATCCATTGCGTCACCGATGCCGCCAACGCTATCAGCGCTCTTGGTGAAATCAGTAAACACGACCTTCACACCCATCAGCTTTGCCACCCACTCGACAAACTCTCGAATGAGCTGAACAGCGGCAATCAGCGGGGGAAGAATGGATTTCAGGGCGGGGTAGAGCAGAGAGCCAACGGACTTTGCCAGCATATCCAGCTGGGCTTTCAGAATCTTAATCTGGTTTGCAGGGCTTTGGATGGTCTGTGCAAGGTTGCCCTGCACATTGGCAGTCTGCTTCATAATGGCAATGTAACGCAGAACCGCCTTATCTGCCTGAGACAAGCTGGAAACCTGCTTGTTAAAGCCCAAAACAAGAAGCTCCTGCTGTAACCGTGCCTGAGACAGGTCAACACCCAAACGGCGAATAGGCTCAATCTCACCGGAGATTGCGGAGGACATTGCGGTAAAGGTCTCTGCAACGTCCTTGTTCCAGTAAGAACCTTCGTCATAGGCAAGCTGAGTCAGGTTCTTAGACAGAATGTATGCTTTGTCGCTGGCCAGACCAAACGAAGTACCTAAACTCTGGATGGTAGCCATGTAGGTCATCGCTTTGGTCGGGTCGACACCAAGCAGGCCTTGCATCTTACTAATGAGCGTATCCGCTTCACCGCTCAAATTGCCCATGGCATTATGAAACAGGTCTGTTGCTTCATAGAAGTCGTTAAACTTCGCAACAGCGTTGCCAAGATACTCAGCGATAGCTTTCAACGAAACCAGTTTTGCCATGTTCCGCATAAAGCCGTTCATCTGATTGGACAGGCTAAGATAGCTCTTGCGCTGCTTTTCGTTGGCGGCGGTCACACGGTTAGCCTGTGTAACAACCTTGCTCAACTGCGGAGGGAGCTTTGCAAAGGCGCTGCCAACCTTGTCAAGCTGAGATGCAAGGGGAGTAAGAGCAGCAGAAATCTTCTGGCAAGAGCTTGCAAAAGAATCAAGGTCTGTCGCTTTCAGCTTGTCGGTCAGGTCAGGAACCTTTCCAATCGCATTGAAAGCACTGCCAAGAGCTTTAAGGTTCGATGCATCCAGAATGGACAGCGGAGCCAAAGCGTTAGTGAGCTGAGTAATGCTTCCAGACATGGAATAAAAGTCCACGCCATTCAAGCCGGACACAGCCGCAGGAATCTTCTTGATGGCATTCACAACCGTGTTGATGCTCTTTGCGCTTGCGGTCGGGTTGACGTTGGAAAGCCCATTCAGAAAGCTGGTGATTTTGTCCAGCCCGGACATTCCGGCAGATGCCTGTTTCAGCGTTGCAATAGAACCGGCCAGCCTGTCAAGGCTGTTCACAACCTTTGTGACGTTGCCTTTCGTTCGCAAATTAGAAATGGCGGTAGCGAGCTTGTCGATATTAAGTTCTGCACCCTGCGATTCCGCAGAAATCTCTACGGATAAGCTCGTAATATCAACATCAGGCATCACTACCACCATCACTTTCCATCATAGAGAACATCATTCTCTTGATTCGCTCCTGCGCCTCAACTGTGCGTTGGTATTCATACTCGTCTTTCTCCTTTTTGGTAAGGGGAATCGGCCTATCCATGTACTTGATGGGGCTAGACCCTTTCTTTCGGAACATATTGCCAACCGTAGAGGAAAGCGCAGATGCCATGTAAAAGCCATTTCTCCACGCTTCTGTGTTGGCTCTGCGTTCCCGCAGCTCCTCTGCGTCACGATAGACCTTCGCCAGCCAGACATCGCCGTACCAGAACTGGTCATAGGTCATGCCAATGGAGATGTAATAGGCTTCTACATCGTGGAACAGCTTGGAGAAGGAGAACGGTTCTTTCTCTCCGTCTGTTTCCTGAGATTGTGCAGTTACACAATCTCCCACGTTGCGTTTTTTGCGGTCTTGTCCTCAGTATCAGTTGCCAGCAGAGACTTGGAAGCATCCATGAACATCTCAAGCAGAACGCCCATCAGGTCTTCCTTATCCTCGATGTGCTGGAACATCTCGTCCACGACCTTACGCTTGATGCCCTTGTTCCGTGCGATGAAAGCACCGTAGAACAAAGCGCGAGAGTTGGACAGCAGATTGGTCATCTGGGTATACTGACCAATCTGAAAGCCTGCACGTTCGGTAGCTTCCACGCTGTCACGGGTGAAGGTCAGCTCATAAGTGTTCTTGCCATCGGGGGAATGAAAGTTGATAACCTTAGCAGCCATAATAAATGCTCTCCTTTATAAATAGGGGCAGAACCAAATCCGTTGTTCAGTTCTGCCCGGTTTGATTGATTCGATTTTTGCGGTTTAGCCGCCAGTAACAGTCAGGGTCTCGCTGAACTCAGGCTTCTTGGTAAAGATGCAGTTGATGGTCATTTCCACAACCTCGTCCACGCCGAAGCCGGACAAACCAACCTGATGCATACCCTGCCAAGTGAAGCCGGAGCCGTCCTGCATCTTCAGGGCGTAATACTTCACGGTGTTGCTCTCGGAAGTCTCATCGTAGCCAGCCTCCTTGACCTTCTTGTAGTCAGTCTTGTTGTAGTTGGCAGTAAAGGACTTGGTGTCACTCTGGATAATGCCGAAAATGTTGACCTGCATAGGGTCAGACAGGGTGGTGGCGTCCAGAAGGTTCGGCTCAGAGATCAGGTCGGGTACATCCTTGATGTCGCACAGCTTCGTCAGAGCGGTTGCGCTGTCGCCACAATAAAGGGTGGTATTCAGACCGGAGATAGCAGTGCTCATAGAATGTTTACCTCCTTAGTTTCGGTAAATCATTCCGTCCTCTCCGATTGTTGCCCCATAGCTGCAATCAATCCGATAGACGGAATTGTTGTACAGCCCATTCAACGGGGCAAACGATTTTCGATAGAAATTGAGCGGTTCCAATACAGAATCCACGATGTCCACAATGGAGCGGGCTTCTGCAATGCGTCCGCTTGTTTTGTTGGAATAGACACGCACACGCAGGGAAACAGCAGCGTACTTGCTGTGGCTGGCAGAATCCCGGTGAACCGGGAGGTTGCTGTTTTCCTCTATCTGCACACACGGAAATTTTTTGACGTTGCTGTCGTTGATTTCACCAGTGACAAAGATTCCGGGGACTTGCTTTCGCAGTTCCTTGGCAACAGCCATAAAGATAGAATTGAAATAATCAATCAACTATTCCAAACCTCCCTCCACGTTGCTTCGACTTGAGAAGCCATCTCTTCAACAGCTCCCCACATAGCCATAGCAGGCTCGTTGCCATCGGTGTAATTCAACTGCCCCTTGCCGGGAACAGTATCCACATAGGTTCCGGCATTACCGGGGTCACCGTAGTAGTACCAACGTCTGCCAGCACCCTTGCCTTGACCGTAGGAGCCATGTGCACCAACACCAGGCGGTAGTTCGCCACCATATCCGTTGTGATGTGCGCCAGTGCCAAACTCGATAAAGGCAACTGCCTTGCCCTCTGCAATGATGGTGCAGATGTTCCCGTTTTGCTCAACACGGCAAGAGACATCGTTGTTACCGGCATATTCTGCATTAGCAAAGCGAACTTTCGCCACATCAAGCCCTTTGTCAGCCAACGCCTTTGCAAACTCCTGCGCCTTTTTGTTCAGGGTGGTCTTGTACTCCTGTATCTGACGTTCCGCATCACGAAGTCCGGCATCGCTCAACCTCACTTTAATTTTCACTTGCAGCCACCTCTTTCAGTGCATACAACGTGTCTGTGATATGCTCTGCGACCTTGACCACAGTGTAATTGAACGGCTTTGAAACGTCCGTCTGAAACCAGACGTGTGTGCCTTCATAAAGCGGTGTATTGCGCTTTTTGCTGGACGAACTGACAACATAGCTGTAATCCGTGAACGCTCCAAAAGGATTTGCTTCCGCAGAACCAGTAGGAGGGCTGACGTTCAGCATCAGCTTTGCGGGTTCACTCCACGTCTGCGATGTCTCGCCGGTTTCGTTTCCCCATTCGTCCACAACAGGTTCTTTCTTGCCGATAGGGTTTGAATACCACAGCGGGCGCTTGTCCAGCGGGCTTCCATTGAACATCAGCCGATAACACCTACTCTCGGAACCACTTCGTTAAGCAGGGACTGCGCCACATCGGAGCTTTCCCACACACGAGTAATGCCATTATTGGTATAGCTCGTCTGTCCATTGGCGCCGATGTGGTTGTACAGTTCCGCTGCAATGCGTATCTGCAACGACTGATACTGCGAGGGTAGCTCGTCCGGTCTGTTGCCGAAAGGGTAGCCCTGTGCAAATATCTTGTCTTTGGCGAAATCAAGTAGCAGGTCGAAGAGTGGGTAGTCCTCGTCCGTGACTTCACGGTCAAGTGCAGGAGCAATGTATTGCCCCAGCTTGACTGCCGCTTCAGAATACTGGTCTCCCATGCTGCTTTCCTCCTTTCGCCTTAGTAAGCCTTGATGCAGTACACAGCGTCCATGCGCTCAAAGGACGGCAGGACGATTTCGGAAGCGTAGACGTTGGCGTTGACCGGGTGAACGGTCAGCTCGGTGGTGATGGCAACGCCGGTGTTCACAATGGACACAGATGCACCAGACTGGCCAGACAGCAGGTCGGCTTCCTCAGGAGTAGTGCCGTACCAGACATTGCCCAGCGCGCCAGCAGGGGTGATAACCACCATGCCGTCAGGCAGATACTTCTCGCTTGCACTGTACTGGTCTGCCTTGAACATCTTGTCGTACAGATGAATCTTCAGACCGGTTGCAGATTCGATAATCTGCCGTGCTTCAGCGTCCAGCAGAACGGCGTTTGCCTTTGCGGTGACGGTCATGAACCGGTTCTTCACCTCATCCGCAGCAATCATGTTGCGGAAGGTAGCGGTGTTCATGTACACCTCAGTCACGACTTCGCCCACGCTTGCCAGAACAGCGTCCTTTGCGGCGTTCAGGTCTGCAATGGGAGTTGCAGTGGTGACGTTCCACTTAGACTTTGCGGCAGAGACTTCCTTGTAGTTGGTGGACTTCCAAGTGCCGTCCGGGTCGTAGTTGTAAGTGTAGTTCACGCCGTTTGCCTTGATGGTGATGCTGGGAACGCCATTGGTGGGAGCCAGAAGCTGCCAGATCATGCGCTCAGGAACGATACGGGCGCCGGTGATGAGCTGTGCGGTATCATCGTACAGACGGTTCATCACGTCACGAGCATAGGGGTCGTTGCTGTCCAGAACACGCAGGATTTCCTGACGGTCTTTCTCGCCCAGATGGTAGCCCTCGCGGAAGAACGGCATCTCAGTCTCATCAAACTTGAAGCCCTCACGGGTACGGAACGTAGCCTTTGCGTCAAATGCGCTGGGCATCAGGGACACGCCCACGCCCTTGTGACCACGCAGCCACTTCAGGTCAAGACCGGCCTTCTTCTTAGCGGGGAACAGTGCATCAGATGCAAAGGGCATCGCATTGGTAGGGTCATTCGTCCAATAGGCGGCAATCGCAGCCGGGGCAAAGACTTCCTTAAGATTCAGTGCCATGTTGTTTTACCTCCTATTAAGCGTTCACGCTGATGTTGTCACGGCAGAAGATGCCGGGGACGGCGGTCTTGAGTGCCTTGATTGCGTCAGCGTCAAAGGTGAAGCTGGAACTTGCCGCTGCCTTCTTGGTGTCGATAACGCCACGAATCAGAAGAGAAGCGTTGGGGTTCTCTGCCGGGTCAACGTCATACAGCAGGATGCCGTCAGCGTTGATGGTCTTAGAACCAGTTTCGCCAGCAGCAACAGCTTTCTTGCCAGTCAGCGTCATGGGATAGCCAGCCTTAACCGCAGCAGCTTCGGTCACGGTAAAGGGAATGGCGGTGTAGTCATTGGAAGCAAGGATGGTATCGTTGATTCCAATGACCGTGTTTCGGGTAAACTTCATGTTTTCCTCCTTGTTAATGGAAAGCACTCATTGCGTCACTCGATGCCTTAGAAGTATTTGCGTTCTGCTGTGCAAGGCTCTTAGCAAACGCCACGCCTTCGCTGTCAGAGCCGCCCTTGCCATCCGCACCCGGAGGCGTGGGCATATCCTTCAGCAGAGAAGCCTTGTATGCGGTGTCATGGGCGGTCATAAATTCCGACTGGAACTTAAACACCTTGTCCATGTCGCCGTCAGCCAGTGCAGATGCAGCCTTGCCAGCCAGTTCAGCGTCATAACCCTGTGCAACGAACTTCTCACGGTAAGATGCAAGGGTCTTTTCCTTGACAAGGTTCTTTTTGTCGGCAGTCAAGGCTTCAATCTGCTTCTGCATCTCTGCCAGCTTGTCAGCCTGTTCCTGTGCGGCGTTCTCGTCATCGGTACGCTTTGCCTTGAGCTGCTTCTTGTACTCGGCGGCTTCGCCGTTGGCTTTCGTCACGGCGTTGCGCAGCTTCTCAATCTCCGCGTTAGGGTCTGCAACCTTTTCAAGCGCAGAAACAATTTCATCGGCGGTCATGCCCTCTTTGTAGGCATCACCAAGTAACGCTTTGTAGTTCATATTGTTAATTTCCTCCTGCGTTTTTTTACCGTTGCTTCCCTGCAACGCTGCGAAATTTGTATCCCGGCTTCCCTGCCGGAATATGCAAAGGGTTATTCGCCCTCTGTTTCTTTATTGCTATCGGTAGACTGCTTGTCTCGGCTTCGGTGCTTTCCCATCCTCGCCCAGCTTGCCAGCGGCAATCAAGAACGGTTTGCTCATTTCGTAAGCAGCCTGCGGGTCAGGGAACAAACCGGGCGTAGTAAACGCCAACTGCGGGTCAATGCTCTGGCCGAGCATCTGTGCGAAAATCTGAACCTTGCTCTGCTGGTTATCGTACTGGCGGCGTGGCAGCTTGATGTTGATGTCACTTGCCATCAGCTTAGAACCGGCCGTATCACGCAGGATTTTTAGCATTACAGACAAGCTCTGGCGTTCAGCGTACTTGAACATATTTTCGTACTGCTGTGCCCTTGCTTCGGTGTGATTCCAACCGTTGCGGACGATGACCGCGCCAACATTGTCGGACGTTGCGTTCTCACTGCCAGTGGCACTAGGCATGGCGGTCAGACTGCGGTACACATTCAACATGGAATCAAGCAGGGTCTGGCTCTGCTGCTGGTCAAGCTCGTTTGCAATCTGCGAGACAGAAGCAGGCAGACCGGAGGTGGATTTCAGGCACATTGCGCCAAGTTCTTTGACCTTGTTCAGCGCATCCTCGTCCACAAGGCAGTTGGTAAACACCATGATGGACTGAATGAACTGTGCCACGCCGTCCAGACGGTTGCTTTCAAGGTCGTTGATGGCATCCAGAACAGGGATAGCCGGTTCAAACAGACCCATGCGCTCCGGGTTGAGCTTGTACTCGACCATCGGCAACATTCCAAGAGAATGATTCTCCGATTTTGTGACTTTGCCGTTGTCGATTTCAAAATACTGGTTTGGCGTATACACGCAAATCAGGTCGTTCAGGTCATTCTGATAATTGCGTGGGATGTGCAGCACGTTGGCAATAGGCTTGTGGCCGATGCCGGAGTTGTAAATCACATACGCCATATCTGGGTCGGGAACGTCCACCAGCAGGGGCGTTTCGTCCGGGTAGTTGCCGCCATACCCCTTGTCAGGAAGAACGATGCGGTATCCCTGTCCACACTCCAACATCCACTGCCAGAGCCGCCGATCAAGCGCGTCCTTGCCCTCATACTGCAAGGCGTTAGACAGCCGGGCGATTTCCTCACCGTCACCTGTTGCCGTTTCAGACCGCACATAAGAGCAAGGCGTGCCGCTCATGTAACCTGTGTAAAAGCCCACGCATTCATTGGCGTGGTTCTCTACAATGCGGTTGGTGATTTCAGCGTGGTATTCCTTCGTACGGTGGAGAACAGGCTGGCTACCCAAGTAGTAGTTGTGCAGAAAGCGAATCTCATTCTTGTTCAGCAGATGAATAGGCTCCGCCTTGCCCATGACCACTTTCAGCACGTTCTCCCGATTGATTTCCGTCTCCGGCGTTTCAATCGGTCTACGTCCGGTCAGCGGCTTATTCAAGAATCCGTCAACAACCATCTGATACTCAGCCATGTGTTCCTCCTTTCCGGCAAAATAAAAAGCGCAGCAAGACAAACCTGTTAAGGTCTATCTCACTGCGCTTACAACTGCGCTTCAAAAGCTATTCAGTTCTTAAACTTTGGTACGGAGACCCATGTTTCTTTTGGAAGGTTGGAATCTCCAATTGTAATCCAATGGCAAAGAGGGCACAGAAGGGAAAACTTACCTTCCACTTCACCAAGATAACGTCCGCAATCACACGGATTGCCGTTTGCGTCTTTCCGAGGGCGCTTGCATCTGACTTTTGCTACCATCTGTGCTCCTTTCGTTGAATTTCTGGAAACAGGCTGTTTAGCACAGACCTGTCAGAAGCTACTGGGAAACTGTTCGCACTACCAGTCATGCTAGGCTCTGACTTGTCGGGTGTCAAAAGCCACGATTGCCCCGACTGGAGCAAATCGCTGATGGACACAGAAGATGGATTTGAACCACCGACCTTCGGGCTATGAACCCGACGAGCTACAAGACTGCTCCACTCTGTGTCATGTACCCGGCTTAATTCATCGTTGCTCTTTGAAATGGTAAAATGTCACAAAACCCATTTCATCGAGAGCCGGGAATAACGATTGGAGGTTGTAAAAGGAAAATTTCCATGAAAACAGAAGTGAATCGTTGTGCTGCGTAACGGAATCGAACCGTTGCTTACCAGCCTTGGGGGAGACGGGCTGACATTCCCAACCAACAGGGACCGCAACATATAAATCCGGCGAATGGAAAGAGTGAAAAGCATTCGCCGGTGAAAGGAGAAATATGCTCGTTGACACACAAGCGAGTAAAAATGACAAAACCTCGCTATGCCGGGCTATTCCTTAGAGGAAGCTGCAAAACTTCCTGCATACATTATAAGCGCTGTCAAGTAGTAAAATCAAATAAATAGACCCAGCGAACACAATATATTGTGTTTTTAATCAAAATGGCCTCTTGACAGGCTCAATTTTACTGATTCCGTTATACAATTCATCGGCAAGCTGTGCCAGACTATCCGGTGCATCATCGTGCGGAACTTTACCAAGCTGCGTGAACATCGTCACCTGTTCCATGAACGCCTTGTACTCTTTCGACTGGTGTTTTTCGTCAAGGAAATAGAACCGTTTGATGTCTGGCGCATACTGAATAATTCTGGACAGCTTGCTTTGACCGCTTGGCGCACGCTGGCTACGGACTGAACAGTGATAGCCCTGCTGCCGGAGCTGGCTGTCTACCACATCGCAATATTCGTCACCGCCGTTGTTGGCTTCGCCACGCACCACATTGATTTTGTGCTGGATGATTTTGCCCACTACTTCCGGTCTGGTCACGGTCTTATCGCCGTTATTGAACACAAGGTCAGGAATAAACACAGCATCACCATACACATACGCGATGGGGCAGGCAGTAAAGTCACCGCCGCCCCATGCAATATCCATGACCATGAGCTTGCGATCAGGTTCCCCGTCAGGCAGAACACCATTGAAATACCGCAGTTCATCGGCAGGGAACAGCAGACCTTCACGCACATAAGGCTTACCCATGTACTTTGCCCACCATGTTGCATCGTCAATGCTGGCTTTCATGTCAGCATAGTAGGCATCGTCAAATCCCACGCCGTAATCATAATTGAAATTGCTGTGCCCGTTCTCGTCCACAGCAGGAATCACCCGGAATCTGTACTTAGGATTGTCTGCATACTGGCTTTGGATGCGCCCCAGAGGGTCAAGCACGTTCCAGCGAGTGCCGACCATCAGCTCCAATGCGCCCTGCTTTTTGCTGTCTTTTAGCTGGTTCAGATAGGCATCGTACTTGTTGTTCAGACGCTCAACGTTTAGGCTTTCTTCCAAGTCCTCGATCAAGTCATCACTGTACAGAACGCCGCCCTCGCCAATTTCAACAGCACCAGTTAGCGTACCGCCAATGGAGCGGCAAGTAAGGGTAGGGAAGCGCTTTTTACGGTTCAGGTCAACGCTTTCGTCCTTTGAACTTTTGTCCACAAGCTGAACATCAGGGAAGATTTTGCCCCAGTTGTAGGTCACAGGG